ATGCTTATCCATTTCTGCCCCAGGCTGCTGACGCCTGCGGGGTTCGACCTGCCGTGCGAGCTGATCGACATCCGCATCAAGGAGTTCGACCTGCACCTGCTTGGCGGGCGCGACGTGGTGGCGCGTCACCCCCTCCCCGACAAGCGCTACCACGTGGCCTGCCGCAAGTCCGGCTGCAAGGCGGTGAATGGCCTGCTGGTGGACGTGGAAAAGCACGTTCCGCTGTTCACCGTGGACACCCGCTGGAGCATCGACGCCGAAGTGGTCCTGCGCCACCGCGTCGAGTACGTGGTGCTCGACGCCGAGCACGATGCGGTGAGCGACTACATGCTGCTGTGGTGCGACGAGGTGCCCAACTACTTCCTCGGCCAGAGCACCCCGGCCATGCAGGTTCCGTTGATGGAACTGATGCGCGGCAATGCGTTGCAGACCGAGCGGCAGGATGTGTTCCGCCTGCCAACGCTGAGGTCCGAACGCCTGCGCCAGGGCAACGCCGATGCCAACCAGCATCTTCCGAGCCGTGAGCAGGCGTTCCACGTCAAGGCCGAGCAGATCAGCTATGGGCTGGCCTGAAGGACACGCGCCAGCGGCAAGCCTAACTGACGCGGCAGCCAGACCTCCCGGGGGCGCATCCACGGTCTGGGCAACAGTCCCGGGCTTGGCCTGCTCAACGGTAGCCACATCGTGATTGCCCCACAGCAGCCCCAGTACGTCGGCCGGAGGGTCTTGAGCCAATGCCCCAGAAACGCAAAAGCCCCGCTCGGCGGGGCTTTTCAGTACGCGGATATGGCGGAGGCGGTGAGATTCGAACTCACGGAAGAGTCTCCCCTTCGACGGTTTTCAAGTCTATCGCTGAATTCAGGGTTTATGCGGGTTGCGGCTGGATTTCGTTTCCGCAATTCAGACATTTTTCCTTCGATGGATGCCGCTTGCTGCCTGGGTCGATTCTTAAATTGCGGAAATGATTTCTCCCTCCTCCAGACATGCCCGAGCGCCACTCTCCGCTCGTCGGCAGCCCTCGAATACTGGATATTCATACAGCATAATTTCCGGCCCAACCGCCCGCCGGAGATTCCCATGTCCTACTCCGATCCCCGCATTTGCCACCACCAGCGCGTCACCCAATGGCTCGCCGCGATCCGACAGCACGCCGCATGGCTGTATGCCGCGGATGAGCAGTACGTGTACCTGGTGGGCGAGGCCAACGAGCTCTACCAGTGCGGCGTCGTGGGGTTGCAAGACAGGCACGACATGGTCACCGACGCCCTCGGCATGTACTCCTGGGCGATCGAGCACGGCATCACGCGCGAGACGCACTACTGCGCCGACTGCTGCTACGACGTGATCGACGCCGGCAATGTCGTTGGGACGGTGGACAGCGAGGGGATCTACCACGGGCCCGCACCCGCACGACAGCGCCTGGGCTACATCAGCCGGGATCCGCTCGACGGGATAACATACCTCCGCCTAGGCCAGGCGCTCGAGCGCGCGGGCGTCGTACGCGGCCTGGTGATCGAACTCGACGCCGGCGGCACGCTGCAACTCGTCGAGCAGTTCCCTGATGACTTCAGGCCCTGGCGCTGGGCCTGACTTTCAGCGCTCGGCCTCATAAGCCGCTACGCCTGAGCCGACGGCGATCCATCCATCCGGCGAGTGCGCGGTCTCGCATATCGATACGTCCACCGTCTGGCCTTCCTTGGGTTCGGCCGGCAGGATCGCCGCAGTGCGCCGCAGATCGTTTGAAGACGGCGCGAACGTGCTTTCAGAGCAGTGGAATGCCCATATCCCGTGCTTGCCGGAACTGCCGACCTGCCTGTCGAGCTTCAGCGTCCACTTCCCCGCCAATCGAATCACCAGCATCGCCCTGCTCCGTAGGAAAAGGCCGTAGTCTACTCCTAATCCTGACAGGCCTGGTTCGCAGCCAGTAGCTGCGCCTCGTAACCGACGCGCTGCAAGCGTTCGGCGAGCAATGCACGGACCTTGGTCTGGATATCGTCGCTCTTCTTCAGCCCAGCGGTTGCCCAGGCCGGCACCTCCACCGCCGGCACTCGGCAAGGCACCGCCACCGGCACATCTACGCGCACCGTGCGCGGCTCGGCCTCCTGCCGTCCGGCGCATCCCGCCAGCGCGAACACCAACCCCAGCACCTGCACCACCTGCACCTTTCGGCTGCACCTGCCGGAAATCGCTGCACCTGCAGTCTTTCGCCACGCCTGCAGCTTCATAGCCCCAGCTCCTTGTCGATGACCGCCTCGGCGGCAGCACACTGCTCGCCGGCGGTGCGGTCACGCAGCAGACGGTTGGCGGCGGAATACCGCTCGGCGGCCTGCTGTCGTCCCTGCTCCACCGCCTGGGCTGCATCCCGGGCCCGCTGTTCGCCGGCCAGGCGCAGCTCGGCAACCTGCCGGACCTGCTCCGCCACTGCGGACTCCAACTCTCCCCGGGCGGCGCGGCAGGCAACGAGGTCCGACCGCGCGGCGTCGAGCTGCGGGCGGTAGTGCCGCGCGCCGAGCCAGACACCGCCGGCGGCGCCGAGGCCGACCAGCACCAGGCAGGTCAGCGCGATCGAGATCACGCGGGCCGAGATCACGACAGCACCCTCTTCGCCCGCTCCCACAGCGCCAGACGCTCCGCCTGGCCGTTCGTGCCGCCGTTGATGCGCCGAGTGATGGCGGCGAACTCGCCCCGGTCGGCCAACTCATTGAGGCCGTGACTGGCCCACCACCAGGCGGCAGACAGCGCCGCCCACTCCGGTTGCTCAAGCAGTTCCGGCTCCGCTTCCAGCGGCTGGCCCAGCCCGGCGCCGGCGGCGCGGTAGTTCGCCCGGCCGGTGATCTGCAGCAGCCCGCGCCCGCGGTAGCACCAGCCATCGCCGGACGCCTCGTCGCCGTTCCCGTTGCGCGAGGCATAGGCGTTGTTGGCGATAGCCCGGGGTTTCCGCGCCAGGCGCTGCGCCAGGGCGTTGGGCTGGCCGTCGGCGCCGAGGTATCGGCTCGGCCAGGTCGCCGCCAAGCCGCGCGCGCTGTAGTTGAGGTTTTCCACCAGCCGGGTCAACTGGCCGCTTTCGTGGCCGACCTGGGCGAGGAACGCGGCGACCCGCACCGGCGACGTGATACCGAACCGGGTCATCCCGCGGTTCAGCGCTCCAACAAAAACGCCGGCTCGAGGGCCGGCGTTCGGGAGGATGTGCAGCAGTTGCTGCTCGGTGATGGGCATCTGTGGTTCTCCGGGAACAAAAAGGCCCGCTCTTGGCTGCCGAGGCATCAGCTACAGCGTAAGCTGCACCTGATAGTGAGGAATGACTTCGCCTTGGGTACAATGGCGCAACGCGAGAGTTCCATACCGCTAGGAATTCTGCTTTATAAAAGGAGCTTCAGCATTATGCGTTCGGTATTCGCGATTCTTTCTTCAATTGCTTTGATTATCTATTCGGTCTCCATGAGGATAGTAAATTTTTTTCACAGATTCTCACGCAGAGCATATGGAAGATTATCGTGAGGAATTTGAAGAATACGCTTTGACCCAAGAGAGATTTTTGGGATGTAGATTTACGCGCGGGGCCGACGGTAAATACCTGAATGATGATCTTCAAAAGGCGTGGGTCAATTTTCACGAAGAAAGATTTCAGCGGGATAATGCTTGGTAAAAAAGGCCCGAAATAATCGGGCCTTTTATTTTTAAGAGAAGAGTCTCATGAAGAAAAGCTTAATTCTCTTAAGAATCCCCATGTCTTCAACCTTCGTCTCTGTGACCTCGACGATACCCTTCATTGAAGTATCGATGTCGAACTTGACGAACTTGAATGGTATGTGAGCGCTACGCGCATCTTCATTTTCAATTTCAGTCCATGCTGCCAAATCGTCAGAGCCATAGAATTTAATGGCTTTATCCTCGGAAGCTGAAGACCTGACTGATACCAGAGAGTCCTTATCTACCTCAGATACGATCCAGCCGTCACAGATAACTGTCATTGCAGTTCCGTCGTCACCGTCAAAGGCGGAGTCTATGTTGTTAGGATTCACCTTCTTGCGGCTGTCATAGGTGTGATTGCACTCGTTTGCCACAGGTGCACGCAGCGTGTTCTGGCGTAGCAGCATCGCCATTCTCAGAGCAACCATCTTCTTGGGGCCAGGCACAGGCATATCGATTCTGACCCGCCCAGTAAGCACAGGCTTGTCAAAGATGACGTCCGTATTCTTGGAAAGCACATCGGGCGACGCCGCCACCTGAACCATTTTCCCGTCGACCTCAGCCAGCACCGTGAACTTGGCCGGTGCCTGCTCAACCTCGCTCACATCAAAGGACAATCCCCTGATCAATTCAGGCTGCGGCGTAGTGATGTCGAACCATGCCGGGAACTGCCCGACAGACCAGTATGAGCTACCATACTTCGCACGCACGCTATCAGGACCATGCCTAACTGGGTCTATGGACGAGGATGCGCTAAAGGAGTCCTTGTTCGTTTCGTAGGCCTGGAAACGCATAGCGTAGTCGAGAAAGACCGGATCATTCGACTTCTCATACAGCCAAAGAAGCTGAGAAACGTGAAGCGGATTGTAGTCGCCGAGAGGCGCTATAGGCCTTTTTTGCGAAGGCATGAGCAGACTATAGTAGCTGCTGAAGCCAGCATCGAATTTCGGAATATCCCGCTTCACCGCAGCCACGCCACGGTCGAATAGATCTTTCCATTTCTGCTCATGGGTAATCTCATAGAAATCTAAGATTCCCGACAGTCCTGTGATGTGACCATTCAGAACTTTGTATGATCGACCCTTGGGGTCAGCCATCTCTTCAATCCATGTTACCTGGTCATCAACAGTAACTACCCCCCCCATCCTTGATGTCCACGTCATACGCATGGAGGGCCTTTCTTGCAATCTCATGAAGCTCAGGGTCGTCAGTGATTGCTTCCGCTCTCAACAACACGCCAGCAATGCGAGACTGCCCGATACCCGAGATCCAGCCTGGATCTAGATCGAAGTTCTTATCCCTGAATGGCAATGGCCAAGATGCGATATCACCATCAACCTTAGCGGTACTTGCCAGCCATTTTGCCTGATGAAGAAAATTTTCTTTCAAGGCATCGTCTTTGCACTCACTTTTTAGCCAGTCACGATACAAAGCCAGCGCATAATTCGAATCGAAAAATGGATTAGCCCACTTGCCTAGACCGCCATGATGTGCGCCATAGTCAAATTGAAGAATCCCTTCTTCATTTAGACTAAACCCAGGAGACTTTGAATAATTTTCTGCCGTGTCGTTTATAGTTCTCGGCGCTGGCTTAATATCCGGACATGCCGCAATGACCGAGTGCGACGCCAGCATAGAAACTATAGAAAGTGATATAGAAAGTGCTCGCATTGTAAAATCATTCCATTGCATTCGTCATGTGAGCTTATCGTCATATAGATTCAGATAAGGCCTAGTGAAGGCGCAGGATGATAGCAGCTAGGCTCTCAATTGCGCCACCATGGGCTCCAATCCGATCCGAAGAGAATCTATATCTCCTTGATTCCTGCCCGCCACCCTACGACCGCCTGCGCTCCAGACGTGAACGAAGAGGTTGCAGCAACCAGTCCAGGCCGGATAGAAGCAGCGACAACAGCGTACACAATTGGCACCGGAGATTGCCCCCCAAGGCTAGAGAATGCTACCCCGTTGACGCCTGATGCGCAGGCTACCGCCATTGGCTTCTTGGAATATGGGTACCTGAAGCTGATGTTAGCGGCAGGAAGAGCCGTTGCAGTTCCGTTAGTGGTCACTGTTACTTCCCCACTCTGCTCCATCTGACGCGTAGGAATGTTCGCATTCTTGGTTGTCGGGTAAAGCAATGATGTTCCGAATGGCCCGTAAACATTGTCAATAATAAGGTAGTTAGAAAGAAGTTCAGACTTGATGCTGTCGTCCGCGAATAGGAAACATTGCATCGCGACAGATGCCATATGGACGTGTACTCCGTCAATGTTTGCGCTAATCGGAAGCGGGCTATTGCGTCCACGCAGGAAAAACACTTTCGTCGACCCCGTGGCGTTCGGCAACTCGAATGTGTTGTTTCGCGCGATGATCAGCAGCGCTTCGCGCTGAGTGGAACTTGGCGATATATGGACGATGCCAAACGCTGCGCCATCGCCATAGCTGATAAATCGATTATTCTCGATGGTGTAGGTGCCACCGTATACTTCCGATCCATAGATCGCTTCGCCGGAAGTGCTGGATACTCCGCAGATAGTGCTGTTACGAACAGTTGCGTCGCGCCCTTGAAGAATTACCCCATTCCGAAACTCGCAGTTGTCGTATGTGATTTTGTCGGCATTCCCGTGCATATCTCCCGCGCTGGTATCCGACGCTAAGTCGATCCCCTCAATGTTCATCCCGTATATCAGGCCGTGACGGTTAGGAACGCAGCACACGTCGTCCATTCCGCCAAGCGCGACAGCATGCCTGGTTGCCGCTGCATAACCACCGTACACCGAGAAATTATGGCAGTTCGAGATAGTAATCCCATATTCGTCATTGACTGCCGGCGATCTGTTCGGGCTTGAAACCGCATTGATCGAAACGTCAAAGCATCGTTCTACTTCTAGCCCTGTGTAAAGCGTGACATCGCTAGCGTAGTAGTTGGAAACCTTAACTCCATCGCCGAAAACCACCTTGAACGGCGCAATGGAATATGTGTCAGACGGCGAAAAGTGCATCTGATCGACAGACACGCGAACGCCGCGCATGCGGTATACGTCTACCTCGGAGAACAGGTACACCGACGAGCTGTTTCCGTAGATCGTGACAGTGCTACCGCTTACCGAATGGACTTTCCACATCTCGCCAGCGCGATACGGATCGCGATCAGCCAGCCAAGATCCGTTGGCGGGGTTGTACACGATGACCACGTCGCCCGGAGCCAGGTCTGGCGCAGCGGCAAATGTCAGCGTGCGAGCGCCTTTAACCACGCTCACGGACAGATCGCCGATTTGCACAAGCTCACCCTGCGTCAGCATGCAGCTACCTGGGCCATCGGCCAGGCTGAAATCCACGCGGGTAGCATAGCCATCGCCGGTATACCGAATATCCCGCTCAGCGAGAGTTCCGCGATTCATGACGTAGTGGCCGCCTGGCGCATGCACGTGCGGGGCGCCGGAGTTGATCGCCGCTTGATAAGCCGCCCAATCGATACTGTCGGTAAGCGCAGTGGCGTGCGGATAAACCGCCTGCGCCTCGGCGAGCGTAGCGAACCGCTCTGACAACGGGTGATAAGCCCCATCTGCGATAGCGCCGTAGTCCTTTACGTTCGAGGTGTCGTTCAGGCGGTCGGCGACGGTGCGCTCGCGATAGCCGATCATCCCGGCGCCGGCGTCGGTCGCGAGCAGGCCCTGGAGCGCGCGGTCAACTTGCGCAACGAGCAGCGGCTCGTCGGCAGCCCAGTTGCCGGAAAGGGTCACGGGGAACGATGCAGGACGCTTGACGCTGTAGAGGTTTCCGTCGCGCTGGATCAGTTGGGTCGGACGATCTACGGTCAGCGGCGAGCCGTCGACGTACACGAGGAAACCAGGATCGAAGCCCTGGGCGTCCAGCCAGCCGTTGACCTGATCCTCGATGCCTACCCAGGACTTTTTAGAAAGGCCGAGACGGTCCGTCCATGCAAGCGCCGCCCCGTTCATCGCGAGATCAAGGTTGCCGGTGTTGTCGTGGGCGTCGCGGAAGTCGGAAGACCCATTGGGCTCGACCGGATTCATTGTGTTGTAACGGACGGGCATGGTTGCTCCTAGAAAGCAAAAACCCCGCACAGGGCGGGGTTCTTCAGGGGGGGGAAGGTGTGTTGGCGGTCAGACCGCCTCAGGCGGCGCGGTGGCGTTGTCGTTGACGTAGAGCCTCTCGTCGTAGTTCACGCCGCGGACAGAGCAGCTCTCGAGGCCCTTCGGGTCCACACCGGTTATCAGCACTGGATGGATGCGACCGAACAGGAGATGCGGCGGCTCGCGCGCCCAGGACAGGTCAGGGACGAAACCGAGTGACGGTACAAGCATCCGGCGGTCGTCGATTCGCGATGCACTCCAAGGGCCGTCTACTCGACCATCCGGCTTGCGAAGCGCAACCCTGGCCGTTTCCATAGCAGCCCAGTCCAGAGGCTCGCTGCTCTCCAATACAAAGCCAGTGTCACGAGGGGCGATCGACTTCAGGAATGCGCTCTGCCCGCTCCCTGGCGTATCGTCCGACACAGCGGCCAGGCTGAGATAGCCGCTGTTGTTCGCGTCGAGCTCCGTCTCGAACGAGTAGTTCCAGCGCCGGTAGCGCTGCTCTGCCGCTCGGCGCATGCCCTTCTGATACGCCTTGTTGACGTCGCTCACCCCGACCGCGCTGACCTTCTCGGGCTTCAACCCTAACTGGCCAGGAAGGCGGCATGGAACGGTCTTTTTCTGGAACGTGCGGCCGTCGATGTACTCGACGTCGACACCGTCGTTGTCGTCTGGAGTTGGCGTGCTGAAGGTTCTGGACAGCGACCCTTTCATGTTCTGTGCCGAGTAGGCCCAGACCTCACCATTCGCCGCCGGCGTGGTGTAGAGATGATCGACACCCTCGCGCAGCCCATCGCGAACCGGACGCAGCCGCCCGCGCCCAATGGTCAGTTCAGAGAATCCCGCGGCGAGGATATCGCCCAGCACTTCCTTCACCGTCGACGTCGACTCGTACTGGTGATCGAACGTGTCGCCTCGCTGCGCCCAGATATCGGCCAGTGCATCGATCTCGACCAGGTCGAGATCTGCATCCTCGTAGCCAACGGACTTTGCGACGTAGCAGAACGGCGCCACCAGATCCCGGACAGGCCGCGGCTCCGTCCACGCGCCGTTCTGGCGCGTCGGGAGTATCCGGGTACCGATCACCGAGACCCGATTCTCGGACTGCGCACCCAAGCGGCCGCCGCCGGCGACCGCCACTGAAATGACGGTCATTCCGGGGTAGGACGACGGGCTCGCCAGCCTTGTCCGTAGGCCGTACCACTGCACGGTGTCCTGAATGGTGGTCTCGGTTGACTTCGCGCCGATCCGACGCATCCTGACCTCAGGGCGCATTGCATACGGCAGGTTGATCCGGCGCGTGAACGCGATCTGATCCAGAGTCGCCCGGCTGATGGTCTCTCGGTACGAGGTCCATGCGCCGGCCAGGGCCATATCGCGCCACTGCAGTTCGATCTCGACCTGCCAGTTGAAGAGCCTCCCTTTCTTGTCCACCCCTCCGAGGCCTTGCGGGAACATGTAGTCGAACTCGATCGCGGTGGCTTTCTCAGCCTCCGGGTTCCCTGCGAACGGGCCGGCCCAGTCTCCCTCCAGCGTGGAGCCGTCCAGTTTCAGGACCGCCGAGTTGCTCTCGATGTAGTCGAATCCAGGCCAGGCAGTGTCGTCGGAGCCGGTATCGGTCAACCGGTCCAACGCCAATTGGCTGGAGCTCGCAGCGGTGATCCGGTACCGGAGCCCGCGGTATCCAATACACGCCCAGCCGGTTCCGTACTGCAACCCAGAAACGGGCGCGCCGCTGGTGGTATTGAGCGTCATCGACGCTGGCGTAGACCCTGCCGGCGCGGTGTAGCTGTTGACGACGTAGATGCCTTCGTTCGCCCCGGTGACCTCGATAACCATGCCTGGGAACGCGCCGAGCTGGGCGAGCGGGCCGGAGATTGTGTCTCGACCGCCCACTCCGGTGCCTGCGGTGACGTTGTACTGGTACATCACCTCGACGCGGACGATCATCCCGGCAGCCCAGCCAGTGGGGAACTGGCCGGCCCCGACGGGAACGGTGACCAGGTCGCCGTCGAACTGGTACGCCTGGGCATTTGCAGACTGGTCGACCGTGGTGGTAGTCCGGAGGTCGATCCCCGCGGTGCCCGTCGCCGTGGCGCCGACCTCGGCAACCGAGTGCCACCACTCCGCAGCCGGGTCGCCGGCCACGCTCTCACCCGGCCGGTAGACGTGGTAGCGGGCGTTATTGCCGAGCGAAATGATCGGGGTGTCGCCGATCATGATGTCGCTGGCGTGGATCTCGTAGTCGCCGATCCCGACCGCCAGCAGCATCTGGACCCACTCCGTCCGCTCGCTGGGGAAACGCCGGCATTGCGGGACGATGTAGTCGGGGTAGATCTTGTTCCGGCCAAACGCCTCCCGGACGATGTCGCCGTAGCGGACCTGGTTCGCCTTGGTCCGCGCGCTCTCCAACGGGTCGCCCTGGCGCGGGTTCTGGGTGCTCGGCATCTTGATCCGAGGCATGAACAACCGAAACAGCGCCTGGGCGCTCTTGATCGCGGCGATCGTGATCGAGATCGGATCGATGCCCTTCGGCTCTTTCCAGATGTGGACCTCGTCGTCGGGTCCGATCTCGGTCACGCGCCAGCGGCTGAAGTGGACGAGCCGACCGTTGACCGAGATGGTCACCGGATTCAACTCACCCCGGCGGATGCGACGCCGATTACGGCGATAGCTCGCCACGTTCCCACGCAACCAGGTGTCGATTGGCATCCGCGCGCGGACGGGGTACTGGCGCAGCGGCTCAGGATCCAGCTTGTTCGCGAAGAATTCGATCACGGTAGAAGATCACCCGGGTGAAGTTTTCGAGGAAGTCCTGCAGGCGCACCAGGCGGGCGCCGGACCCTGGATTGATTTCGAGTACTTGCAGCCGCCCTTCCCTGGCCACGACCAGGGCGACGTGGACGCAGACCGCCCCATCCATGCCGGCAGCGATGGCGCCGGCGAACGGTTCGCACTCTTCCAGGGCGGCCTGGACCTGGCGCTGGTAGGCGCGCTGGAAATGGCGCGGGCTGGTATGTCTCACCTCCCCGAAGCTGGAGAGCATGGGCATGCCGTAGAGCTCATGACGCGCCAGCCGGGTGAGTCCCCAGCAATCGACGCGCGGCAGCTCGCGCCCGCCGTCCTCGTAGACGGCGGCGAGATATCGATCGAGCATGGGTCAGCCTTCGTACTTGATGCAGGGTGCGTTCTGGGAGTTGAAGTCGACGCGGGGCCAGCGGGTGCCAATCAGGTCGAAGTAGCCGGCCTGAATTTCGGCATGATCGACCTCCAGCACGCCGCTCTTGACGGTCATGTGGTAGTCGCGCTTCGGTCTGGAGAGGTCCGTGCTGAGATAGAGCCGCATGGTCAGCCGGACCCGCTTCTCTGCATCGACGGCCTGCTGGATCAGGTTCTGGGCCTTTCCGGTCACGCCGTCGATGGCAAAGGTGATCGTCTGGTTCCCGGTGTTGTCCGACTTCGGCAACGAGGCATCGATCCCTCCAGCCTCGAAGGTCAGGGTTCGGCCATCCTCGGTACCGGCGGTGACATTGTCGTAGCCGTGCGTCAGCAACACCGGGGCTGGCCAGGCATCACAGGTGATCTCCAGGGTTGGAATCAGCACCTCGTCGGCCGGCGAGGCGAAGGCAACTTCGAGTGGGTCCATCTCATGCCTCCGGCCAGTGACCATCGCGGTTCATCGCGAGATCCAGGATGTTCTTGTTGAACCAGTAGTCCGGGAACTCCTCCCAGCCTGGCGGCATCAGGGGGCGTTCGCGCAGTTCGAGCGTCGCGCTGTACTCCCAGCGCCTGACCTGCACCAGGTCGGCGCCCTCGTACATCCCGAGAATCCGGCAGGTGTACGGCAGGAAGCCAAGCGGCGTCTGCAGCATCGCTTCGAACCACTTCGTTCCGTCCACCAGGGTGCGAGCGAACCACGCCTCGAAGAAGGCGGCCTGCTGGCTATCCATGTTCCAGGTGACTTTCGCCCTGGTGGGTACGCTCTGGGTTCGCCGGCGTTCTCGAACGTAGCCCGAAGCCATCGGAGTCGACAGCTTCGGGTTCGTCGTCTCGAAGGCGTAACCCTGTTGCAGCGGGTGCGGCAGTTGCGCCGGATATTTGATGATGTCGTCACTCATTACCGTCCCACCGTGGTAACGCCATATTTACCGGCCATGATCTGATGTACCTGGCCATCGCCTTCCATGCTCCCGCACACGACGTCGAGCACCCACTGGGCGTTCTCCATCCTGACGTTTGCCTGGGTGCCGGGCGGCGCGTTGAAGATGTTGACCTCTGGCGCGAGACCGGCCGAAGCGGTGGCACCGCTGGACGAGCTCGACGCAGCGCTGCCGCTCGGAATCCGGTCGTTGGAGTTGATCGCCTCAAGCAATGACCGATTCCGCCTGGTCGCCTCGGCATTCACCACGAACTCGCCGTTGCTGAGCCAGCGGAGGTTGCTGTCGGAGGTACCGGTGCCAGCGCCGTTGACCATCCCGCCAGTGGCAAGGCCTGGGATCACCGCTAGAGACGATGCCAGGGCCGTGGTGCTGGTGAGCGCGGCCGACGCGGGGATAGCTGCGCCGCCGAGAGTCGCAATCGACGCAAACGCCGCCGCCGGCGCCCAAGCCGCAGCGGTTGTGCCTGCCATGGCTACCGTGGCGGCGGTCTGAGAGGCGCCCAGGGTCATGGCCAGCACCGCATTCGCGGCCAACTGGACACCCATCTTCACGAAGCCTGCGATGATGTTCTTCAGAACCTCTTTCCCGAGGTCGCCAAGAGTGCTCAGCGAGAAGTTCAGGCTGGTGATGCTCTCGGATATCCCGGTGGTTAGGGTCTCGAAAGCGCTGGAGAAGATGCTTTGCGTTTGCCCAGCCACGTTTGTCGCTTGCGCGCCGAAGTTCTGCACCGCAGCGGTCCAGCCATTGATGGGGTTGGCCATGGCCGCGTCCATCTGAGCCCAGCCCGCTTCCATCGCAGCGACCTGCTGTGGCAGATACTCGTTGGTCAGGTCGATCTGCGCCTGAAGCTCCTGCCGCTGCTTCTCGGTTGTGGCCTGGGCCAACTCGGTCCGCAACTGGAGGACTCGGTCGTTGGTCTGCTGCTCCAGTTGGAGACGCTGCTGGTACCGTTCGGCCTCCTTGCTGCCCATACCGACCGCCGCGGCTTGGGCAGCGTACTGCTGGCGCTGAATCGAGAGTTGCCGCTCCATCTGCGCCTGGTACTGCTCGGCTGCGGTGAGGCCCTGGGCTCCCTTGATTGCCGCGGCGTAGTTCAGCGAGGCCTGCGCCAGGGCCTTGCCGTACTCATCGAGCGTGATTTTGCCCTTGCGCCAAGCGAGGTCGAGTTGCTGCTGCTCCTTGGTCAGGGTGCGCACAGCCTGGCCGGCCGGGTCGTACTGGGCCAGCAAGCGGGAGGCGGTATTGTCAGCCTCACGCACGCCGACATTCTGGCCGCGGGTCTTCGGCGCGCTCTTCTTCGCCTCACGTTCCTTGATGTCGGCGATCTGCTGCTCGATGTTCTTGCGTGCGACCGCGAACTTGGTCTCCTCCTCGGCTGTGAATCCGCCCGCCTCCATGGCGGCCTTTCGAGCCTTGTCGAGTTCCACCAGTTGCTTCTGGAGCTTCTCGGTCTGCGTCTGCGCGGCGGCGAACGTCGTGTTGATCGTATCGATGCCTTTCTTTCCGGCCGCCTGGATCGCGTTGTTCGTTGCCTGCTCCAGGTTCTTCGCGCCGTCGGCGGCGATCTTCGCCTGAAGGTCAGCGGCGCGCTTATATAGCGCATCGAGACTGGGCTGGCTGATCCCCAGGCCAAACGCGGCCCGGCCACCTCGCCCAATGCCCTTCTGGGCATTCTCGATCTGCTTGTAGACCTTCTGCAGTTGCTGTTCCGGCGACTCGGTACGGCCAATATCGAGCATGGCATCCCATGCTGACTTCGCGGCACTCTTCAGTCCGTTCCAAGCCTTCTCTACCACCCCCAGGTTCTGCTCCATCTCCGTGGAACGGCTGGTCAGCGCGTTGGCGTATGCCTCGGTCGCAAGTCGAGCGGCATCCATTGTGCGCCCCTGCTCCTGCAGCGACTGGATGTTCGCGTACTGGCTCGCGGTCAGGAAGTTGAGCTGGTCGTCGAGCTTCTTCACCGCATCGACTGGGTTCTTAGCCAGGTCATTGAAGCTGTCGACCACATCCTCGACAGACTGGTCGGTGACCTTCGACCAACTGATCGCCGCCGCGGCGATCTTCGGGTAGAGGATCGTCAGTTGGTTGCCGGCGCCGGCCAGTTGCGTCAGCGCGCTGGCTGCCTGCGCTACTGTCGCATTCCCAGCCCCGACCTGCTGCGCGAAGACCGAGAGTTGCCCGGCGGTGGTCCCGGCGGCGTTGCCGTTCTTGACCAGGGCGTTGGTCAAGCGCGACGACTCCACCGAGCCTGGTAGAAAGCCAACGCCAGCACACCAGCGGCGGCGGCGGCGATGGTGTAGGGGTTCACCAGTCCAGCGATGTAGCCCCCGACGGCGCGCGCAGCCGGCCCGATTCCGCCGAACATGTCCTTGAGTTGGCCGCCCTGCTGGAGCAGCACGGTCAGGGGGGCCTGGCCAGAGGACAGGCCGACAACGATGTCCGTGATCTGAGCCGGCAGCATCCGCATGTTCGCCGACAGCGCTTTGGCCGACATCCCAGTGCGGTTCATGCCGCCCTCGGCGTCGCCCAGGGCATTGCGCATTGCCTTCAGCCGCTCGGTGTACTCCGCCACCGTCTCAGCATCGACCAAGCGCAAGTTCTTGTAGCGAGTGAGCCGTTGCTGCATGTCGTCGAGGCGGTCGAGCGCCGCGACAGTGGGATTGATCTGCCCCAGCAGGCGCGCCAGGCCGGCGCGTTCTGCGTCGAGGTCACTCGCGGCTTCGCGCGCGCCGCGGCCGGCACGGCTGGTTGACTGGTCCAGGTTCTGGGTCTCGTCCGCTGCCCGCGACATGTTCGCCGCGATGCGCGATAACTGCGCGTTGATCGCGCTCTGCCCCTGGGAAAACGTGCTGAACGTCGACACCAGATGCGACATCTGGGTGTTCAACTGCGCAAGTTGCGCGTTCGACTGGGTGATGCCGGTGTCGAGCCGACCGATACCCTGGCCCACCGACGACATCGCGTTTTCCAGGGCGACAGCGCGGGAGACAAGCGCCGTCATCTGCGAACTGGTCGACTCCGTCGCGCGCTCGATACGCGATAGCGACGCAACGGTAGCGGCCGCAGCCTTACTCATATTCGAGCCGAGGCGGACAGTCACCTCGCTGAGGCGGGAGGTGCTGCCGGCGGCTTCGTCCCCGCTGCGCTCCACCCGGTCTAGCGCGTCGCTAAGACTGGTCGCGCTCTTCTCAGCGCCCCGGGAGTCGATGATTATTGAGAGGCGACTTTCTTCCGCCATGGCGGTCTCCGGGTTCTTGTTCAGCAGGTTCTGATTGCGCCACGGCCCACTGGGCGCGGTACTCGTCGTCGAGCGCGAGGACCGCCGCCTCGAACTCGGCGATGGGGATGGCGGTGGGGTAACGCAGGAGGTAGGCGTCGATATCGCGGTGAGAAAGCGGGGCCGGCGCGCCGATCATGCCGATGAACTGCCGGCCCCTGCTGATCCGGTGGTAGGCCTCGAGCACCTCGGCGCAGACGGCGTCTATGGTGGGCTCCGCAGGGACCGGGAGCCCGAACCGTTCATGCTTCCATCGCTTCTTCTCGTTGTCGGGCCCCGCCCAGTCCCGAGCCCAGCGATACGCGCTCAGGACTTTCCCACGGTCTCCTGGGTACGCAGATCCGCGCGAACCGCGATGTCAGTGCCGGTCTTGAGCGCAAGCCAGTAGGCATCGGGGTGTTGGCGCATCAGCGCCTGGCCGCGCTCCGGCGTGTAGTCGGCGGGCACACCGGGCGCCGCCTCGTCCTGCACACCCTTCCAGTCCTTGATGATGTGCCTGGCCACCAGGCCAATCAGCAGGTCGTCGATATTGTCGAACTGAACATCGGCCAGAGTCAGCGGGCTGAACTGGCTGGTTCCGACGCCGGCCTGAGCATCGATCGCCTGCATGTGGCGGTTGATCATCGCGTGGTGGGACTGGAAAAGCGGATCGCCAGTCGACCCCACCAGCAGCGAAAGGTCGGCCCCCGCTTCTACGTCGCAAGGCGACAGATGCCCCTGCTCGTCCAGTTTGAGATGCAGCCAGCGGGTGCCGTACAGGTCGATTTCGGGCTTTTTCTTCAGGGTGATGGCCATGCTGTTCCTCTGCGGTAAAAAGGCCCAGCGCGCACCGCAGGGCGCGCCAGGCAAGGGGTTACGCGGTTACGGTGATCGCGCAGGTATCGGTCTTGGTCGGGTCCGCGGTGCTGGTAGCGGTGATCGTTGCGGTGCCTACGGCCACGCTGGTGACCAGGCCGGTGTCGTTCACGGTGGCGATCGCTGCATCGGAGGTGGACCAGGTGACGGTCTGGCTGGCGCCGGCCGGTAGAACCTCGGCTTCCAGGTCTACGGTTTCACCGGCGGCGACCGAGGCGGTATCCGGCGTGACGGTGACGCTTGCAATCACGATCGGCGCCGGCAGACGGGTGATGGTCGGCGGGATACGGCGCGCGGTGTAGTTCAGTTCGACCTGGACGATTTCCTCGGCGCCGGCATCCGGCCAGGACCCGTTCACTTCCATCTCCGGGAGGCTGATGCGATAGCCGCCGTCGGCGTTGCTGACGGTGAACTCCAAACTGATGGCGTCACCGGTCTGCTGTGCCTTCCAGAGCTGATAGGCCATCTTCGACCAACTGATCGTGATCGATCCCGACGGCGTGAAAGTCGTGGGGATGATGTTGCCCGGGAACGGGTTGCCGTTGCCGATACAGCGCTGGGTCTGTACCGCGTTGTCGAACTGCAGGTTGAAGCTGTCGACGCAGGCATTGCCCTCTCCCACCTGCTGGTCGTTGAGCTTCAGGCCGCTGATGTCCTTGAACGAGTAGCGGCGCTGCGCCGGCTCTGGCTGGGCGTTGACGATGAACGAGGTGTCATCGGCCTTATCGCTCCAACTGGTGGCAGCGAACGTGGTGGTGACGGTGATCTCGTTGTCGCCCGGGAAGTCGAACGCCATCGTCGCAACCTGGGCGCCACGGGCGATACCGGCGACGCCGATATCCGCGGCATAGGTGGCCAGGGAGAAGGAGATGCGGTCGTTACCCATGGTCAGGACGTTCGCGACCCAGTTCTTGCCGAAGCAGGAGGCCATGAACTCATCCAGCGCCCCGTAGCGCCATTTGCTCTCGATGTCACCGCCAACGTCGACGGTGGTCATGGCGGTACCCTGGGCCATACGGTCGGCACCGATCTCGTTGTTGGCCTCAGAGTTGTAGGTCGGTGTCACCCCGTTGCTGATACGGGTGAGCGTGTGCCAGTCGCCCGGCGGGGTGACGCCGGGGGTTACCTCTTTGATCCAGGCAAGCTGGACCTTCGCGCCGCTACTCATGGGGGCGTTTCTCCTGTGATAGGCGAAAAAAAAACCGCCGTGCGGCGGTGGGTGAGTCGGGCTCAACCAGCCCGGTAGGGGATCGTCAGGTTGGCCTGGTACCAGCCGTGTCCATCATCGCCGGGAACGGCTTGGGAGACGGCAAAGCACTCGAACGGCAGGACCGGGTCGCTGTAGAACTCGAAGTGCTCGCGCAGCGTATCGGCGGTCCGAGTCAGTAGCAGCGTGCCTTTGTAGGTCGGCACGAAGAGCTGCACGATGATCAGGCCGCTACGGCGAACACAGGGGCCGTTGCCGATCTCGGTAGCCGCAGAGGCGCCGGGGATATCCGCCAGGCGCGCCCAGATCAGCTTCCCGTCCGGCTTGAATGGCCCTTTTGGGTTGTTCGGGTAATCGACGTCGTCGGCCGGGATGCCGGTCCATGCGGTCATCCGGCTGATGATCACGCTGCGGATTTGCTCAAAGGTCATTTGGTGAACTTCGCGCTGACTGCCAGATGGGCCACGCCGTAGATTCCCGCCGGGGCCTGGCCGGAGTGGCCATCCTCCAGCGCGCCGGCGTAGATGAGATTGTTCTGGATGTAGACCACCGAGTACGGCACCAGGTGGGCCAATTCGGCATACCCATTGGCGATGGTCTCGTGGCCGGCCTTGTCATAGGCATCGAGCGAGTAGAAAACCGGCTCTCCGATGCTGACGATGTTGTTGGCCATGAAGCGGCCGGTATCGACAGGCGCGTGCTTCACGATCACCCGCAGGGCCTCCATGGACATATCGCTCTGCTTTTGCACCAGATCGGCTTCCACGGCCTCCATGAAGGCGCTCGGCGACACGCTCCAGGACCTTCCTCCCTTCCCCTTTGCCATCACGCTTTCCTCAACTGCAGATCGTGATGCACGCCGGCGGGATCACCGCCAACGCGCACGATGCGATAGCCCGCCAACGGCCCACCAAGGATCGGGACCACGTCGGTAGTGCTCAGTTCATGGCCGACGGCGGGCTGGTCCGACACCTCGTTGATCAGAGCGATCAGTTGGATGTCGCCGACCAGGATGTTGATTCCGTCGATGCGGTTGGCCTCGTAGTTGTGGAAGACCCCGCGCCCGGAGTACCGCACGGGTTGGCTGGTGGTGGTCTCGGTGACCGGATCGAAGACGCCCGGCCCCGGGTACTCGCCAGCGAACGCGGTCACCGACTCGCTGAACACGCTATCGAACATCTGGCCGAAAATAGCCTGCATTTCGTCACGCACGGAAACCTCCGATTTCGTACTCGACCCAGCACCGGCAGCCGGCGGTTTCGTTGTCGCCGGCCCCGAGCGTCTGGTCACCGGGGAACATCAGCAGCGCACCACCGCCCGTCACGAACGGGCTACCGAGTTGCTGTCGCTGGCCCTGCATCGGCGAATGCGTGTGCCGAACACGGTTGTCGCCGACGTTGTTCCAGGACTTCAGGACTCTGCTGCGCTCCAGTCCATTGGCGACAAGTTGCTCGTAGACCTGATCCCGTCCGGCGCTGAAGGCGTCGTGTGCCTCAGTCGCGGCGATCTGCTCGGCACGGGTCCGCAGCAGTCGCTCGGAATAGCGGCCTACGATGCGATCGACATCCGCCGACGGGACCGGGCGACGCGCCTCGACGGCTCGCTCGACCAACCTGTCGAACCGCCGATCCCTGCGAATGCGTGTCAGGTACTGGCGCATCTGCGCAGGGTCCCCGCTGAGCAACTGGGCGCGGGCGTTGGCCACTGCCTGAGCGTAGTTGCCTGAGAGTCCAGTGATTCCACCGGTTCGCTGCCCGGTCTGCGGGCTTCGCCGGCCGACGATATCGAGTGCTGTCGCGCGCGGCGGGCGCCCCAGGAGGTCGGCCATCTGGATCGTGTGGCGGACAGCCAGGCGCGTAGCATCATCGATGTCGCGCCGCAGGACGCGGGCATGCTCCGATAACCAGGTCGACGGCCCCGGGCCTACAGGGTCGAACTCCGGGACCGGCCGTCCCGGGAAAAACTTGATTTCGAGGGTCGCGCCGGCCAGGTAGGTGGACCGCAGTTGCTCCAGGAACACCGCCAGCAACCCCAGCGACAGCACCGAGACAATGGAATCCTCATCCTGCTCGTTGATGTAGCGCTCGATCTCAGCCACGACAGCGGCATCCGTCACCGACCTGACCCGGTCCAGGTACGCCCTCTGCAACGCCGGCTCCTTTCCCTCGATTGCGCGCAGGATCTCGGCTTCGGTCATACCGTGAATACCGCTGGCATCGGGCACCGCAACACCATGATCGGCGCCAAGAGATCGTTGATGACCCCCACGAAGGGCTTGTTGGGCTGCTCGTCGCCTTCGGCTGGGCCGAAGAACTCGGTTTCGAGCGGCCCGACCTTGGCGCGTTTCACCGCGGTGGTCGCAACGTAGTCCGGATTCAGGCTGCCGGGCTTCAACAGTTCGCGCAGCGCGGCCTCGTAGGTGGCCTGCTCGACCTCCCGCGGCACCTCATCAGCCGGAACGGGCTCCCCGTCACGGTCAACGGCGCCTGCGCGCGGCCATTGCAGTGCTTGGGCTCGCCCTCCGGCTTTCTTGCCAGGAAAGACCAGCACGCATTCAGAGACCGGCTGCTGGGTGCCGAGGCCGTCGATGTAGGCTGATGCCCGGGCCAGAGCTGCTTCCTTGTCGGCCTCAGCAGCAGCCGCCCAGGCGGCATTGCCCCGGGCATGGTGGTAGGCATCAGCACCAGCCACGGTTCCGTAGAAGTCGGCCATCATCGTTCTCGAATAGGCGGGCCATCCTGGCCCGGTCGACCATCCATGAGGCGGGTATTACTGCTGCTCGGCCTGCTTGTCGGCCAGAGCCTTCTGGAGCTCCTCCAGAGAGGCATCAGGACCAGCCGGCACTCCGAGGGCGGCCAGTTGCTCGATCAGCGCTTGTTTCTGAGCCGCTTCGTCAGCGGGCAGCGTGGCCTTGGCCTTGACCTCTGCCAGTTTCGAAACCAGGGTCTCGGTCTTGCTGTTGGCGCCGGCATTCACGCCCAGGGCCTTCAGCTCGGCGAACAGTTGCTGGCGGTACGCCTCTTCGCCGCCCTGGCCGTCACTCTGCACGCCGCCCTCGACCACCAGCACGCCGGTGACCACGTAGAAGGCGAGGTTCTTGCGGTCCTTGATATCGTCCCACTCGGGCACGTCAACAGACGCGCCCGGCGGGATGACGGCACCGCTCGGCAGGCCGATGGGGGTGATGCGGTTGGTATTGGTGATGAGCGCCATGGTCCACCCCCGTCAAATGCCGTCGGTGTAGCGAACTTCCGCCGGACGACGGATATCCACGCCACCGAGGCGGAAGATGCCGGGAACTTCCCAGCGGATCGGACCGGCCTGGTACACCGGCAGGAAGCGGTGCGGCATCGGGATATGCATCTTCAGCACCGACGGATCGCGGCGGTAGCTGACCATGCGCGCGGTGCCGCCGGCGCCTGCGGCATCCAGGCCGTTCAGGCCGCGGATGGTGAGCGGGCGACCAGTGGTGGCGGTGTAGACGTTGTTCTTCTGCAGATAGGTGAGGATCGTCTCCAGACCCTGTTCGTTCACCTTGCGGGTGGCGATCAGCAGGAACTTCGCGTAAGGCAGCAGCAGGGTGTCGGAGAACGCGGTGAACAGCGTGCCTTGCGTCTGGAGGGTCAGCGCGGTGTTCACGTCGGCCAGGATCTGGTCGGCGGTGGCGGTTTCCCAGTTCCCGGTGACGGCGGAGCCCGCGGTAACACCCGGGTAGTTGAAGAGGCCACTGAAGCCCTTGGACGCGTCACCCGCCAGGGCTACGCGGTCCACGAACTCCTCGTAGGCGCGACGCGCGGCGGCGGCATCGTCACCGGTCAGGTTGATGCCGAGCATCTGCGCCTGGCTGATCTCTTCCAGACCATAGCCATAGCCGATGGCAGCCATGTGCACGCTCGACTCGAACTTCGAGCGCTCGGTGCTGGCCAGCGGCAGGTCGTCGGCGTTGCCGTTGACCCAGTCGGCCTTCCCGACCTTGTCGGCGGAGTAGAAGGTGACGGTCTTGATCCACTCGGGCGCCGAGGTGTCGACCGGGATCAGTTGCGGATACTGGATATCCGGGTAGACGATATCGTTGACCTGGCGCTCGATGTAGGTGGTCTGCGAGACCACGAAGCCCAGGGCGGCCTGGGCGTCGAGCAGCTTGAATCGGCTCATGGTTTCTCCTTAGCCCAGGCGGACTTGAGCGAGTTGATTGGTGCCAGTGGTGCTGGTGTCGAAGCGCGCCCCGGCAACCTGCACGTTGTCGGTCGCGACGTTGGTCCAGGCGCCGGTGGCCGGCACGAAGTAGACCGGATCGCCTGCGGCAACCTGCACGGAAGCGGTCACCCAGATGGCGCCCTCGGTCATGACGCGGGCCGACTCGTACTGGCTGTACTGGTTGGCCTCGGCCTTGACGGAGCGGTCGCGGACGCTGATGCCGACGAACTCCGCGGCGGTATCGCCAGCGGTCGACGCACGGCCGGCCTTGTCGGCGGTGCCCTGCATGACCGGAATGCCGAACGCCAGGCCGCCAGCGGCCTCGACAGTGCGGGAGATCAGGGTCTTCGGGACTTCGTCGACGATCATGCCCGGCAGGCCGGGGCGGATGTTCGCGCTGTAGGTGGTTTGAACGGCGGGCATTATTTGTCACCTCCTTTCCAGGCGCCGTTGACGCGCGCCTCGTAGGCCGACTGACCGTTGTCAGCCGGGTTCGACGGCTTGCCGTCCTGTTGCTTCAGGTGGACGCGCACCGGGTCGTTACTGGCGGCATCCTCGAGCAGGATGTCGAAGCGGGCGGCGATGTAGGCCTCCGGCTTGTCCTTGATGGCGGCGTCGCCCAGCTTGGCCACGACGGCCGCCTTGCGGATCTCGGCAGCGGACTTGCCGGCATAATCGCCGTCAGCGATCAGCATCGCGCTGGCGATCAGATCGGCGCGCTCGGTCACTAGCTTGTCGATGGCAGCGTCGTTCAGGACCTTGCCCTTCAGGCCGTCGATCTCGGCGTCCTTCTTGGCGAGCTCGGCATCCTTGGCGGCCAGCGCGGAGGCATGGGCGTCCTGGATGGTCTTGAGGTTCACGCCCGCGTCCTGCAGCTGCTTCTGCAGCTTCTCGACGACTTGGGCGCCCTGCTCGGTGGTCTCGATCGTGAGGCCATCGACCAGGAGTTTGCGGAGTGCATCAGCCATGTCATGGCCTCCTGTGGGGGTTGGTTGCGCAGGTTTCTTGGCACCAGGGGTGCGCGAATCCCCGATGCGCAGTTGCTCGCCTCCTCGAGCTCGATCCTCGAGGCTGAGGTGGTTCATTTTCATGGGGCCGAGATAGGCGTCATACGATTCACCTTCCGGGCTGACGCCATCTTTGAAGATCACCTCGGCGCTGTAGCCCATCGACAGTTCGCGCTTGCCGTCCTCGTAATCGCGAATAGCGTCGGCATCCATCAGCACCAAGGGCACGCGGACGAAATCGCCATCGCGCAGCACTTCGCCACCGGTCTGGCCCACGGCCAGTTCCTTCCAGTTGCTGGCGTTCACCTCGCCGCCTGGTGGATGACCGTTGGTCATGGGGCGGTAGGCGTAGGAGCGCATGGCGTCCTCGGCGAAAACCGATTCCGGCGGCCGGTACACGCGGACAATGGGCATTTCCGGCTTGCCGACCTCCGAACCCAGGTATTCCTGGATGCCAGTGCGCGCTACCCGGGCATCGGCCACGAGGTAGCCGTCAGCGGTCCGGCGAACGCCGGACACCGACACGGAGTCGTGAAGGAGCATGGGATTTCCTCGGCGGTGATCCGCCAGGCGATCAGAAGGTGGTGGGGCGGGCTACCGCGCGGGTTAGCGCCATCAGGCCTGTCTGCAGATCGGTGGTGCCGATCGCAATCCAGCGAGGATCGAGATCGGGGGTCTGGCGAAGTTTCTCGACCAGTTCACCCAGCTCGACGCCTTTGGCCTTGATCTCGTTCATGAGGGCGGCTTCAGCCTCGGTAAGCTGGCGGTAGCCGGTGATCTTGGGTTGGATGAAGGTATCCATGTCATTCCTCTCGGATGTTGTCTGCCCAGCCGGCCTCGACCTCTTCGAAGACCTCCGGGCCGAGTTCAATGACGCCGCGGTACGGCTCAACCTGGTCAAGGTCGACGCTGCCGGTCTGGTAGGTGAAGGTGATGTGGGGCTGGTAGTCCGGCCAGTCCCAACTGGCGCCGGCATCGCGAATTTCGACGTGCCTCCAGGTCAGGTCAGAGGAGTTGAACAGCAGAACCACTGCCCCTTTGCCGAACTGCTCGACCAGGCGCGGGCCGCCGGCGGAACAGGTCAGGTTTCCGTTCGGCTTGACCGTCCAGGCCTGGGTGACCTTCATCCAGTCGACGGGCGTCCGGCTGTAGGCGATGGTGACGTGCAGGTCATCGGCCGGGAGCGTGGTCTCGAAGCCCTGGTCCTTCGCCCAGTCAATGATCGCGCCGGCGTTCAGCACCCGGCGCGACACGTACAGCGTGCGCGATGCCGCGTCGTTGAGCGCCTGGCTGGACGATCCGTTGCCTCCCTCCTCGTCCTGCTCGCCCTCGGGCACTTCGGAGCCGAACTCCTCCAGCGCCGACTCCAGACCGGGCATCACGCTGTTCTCGACCAGCAGGGTCTCGGCAGCCTTGCTGAGCGCGTCCTCGGGGAAGAGCCTTGTCTCGGCGATGGTCTTGATAGTCTCGGCGGTGATCTTCCCGATGTCCGCCCGCTCCTTCGCCGTGGTCTGCCAGAGGCTGTTCCAGACGTAATGGATCTCCGGCGGTCGGCTGCCCAGCGCGGACCGCACCAGGCACTCGTCCAGCACCGACATGGCCGGCGTAATGTCGAGTTCCTGGCTGGACTGGATGCGGTCGTAGTAGTTACGCAGGTCGGCCTCACCAGTGGAGTTCATGCCGGCGGGTGACTGGCTGAGCATGCGCGTAGCCGGAATATCGGCAGCGCCGCAGCCCGCTTGCATGAAGCGGTCCATGATGTCCGGCAGCGTGCCGAAGTTCGCCGATTTGCTGTCGTACTCCTCGTCCTTGTCCAGCATCAGGGTGCCATTGATTCCCTTCGCCATGGCCGCCAGACGCATGCGCTCCAGCACCAGCTTCTCGTACTTCGGGTCCTGCATCCCCTGCATGAAGTCGGGGATACGGATCACGTCGACCTTCGCTTCGAAGATGAGGCTGGCCACGTTGGCCATGGTGCTGTCGATCTGTTGGATGGCCTCGAACACGGCCTGCAGGACCGAGTCTCCCCAGCCGAACTGATTGCCGCTGGCCAGGTCCTGGTCAGGGATGTCGGCGCCGGTGAAGATCACCAGCCGGGACGGGTGAATCTCGATCGCGCTGCCGCCGAGCCGGTAGGCCTTGGGCTTGCCGTAGTTCGGTGACATGACGTCACGATCCTGCTCGGTTGCCGACAGGTCGCGCCGGCTCATCACCGTCAGATACTTGATGCCGCCGGCCTGGACGCGCTCGGGTACCAGAGGCTTGCTGGTGTCAGTTTCGCCGGTACCGATGAAGATCGCTGCGCCGCCCCAGAGCCGCGCCTTGATTAGAGCCTCCATGGTGCGGGCCTGGACCTGAAGACGCTTCTCCTCGGCCTCGATCTTCTCGATCTGCGCCTTGCTGGCTTGCCATGCCCGCCAACGCCTGGTCGCATCCTTCGCCGGGATATCGACGACCTTGCGCGGGAACCAGGCGCCGCGATACGCGTTGTGCAACTGCTCATCGGTGAGCACGACCGGCGCGTAGAAGCTGCCGGCGGCCTTGTCTCGCTCCGTGCCCAAGTTGGCCACGAAGTTGACCAGCTTGTCAGTGAGGAAGCTCCTTACGCCCATTAGGAAACACCTGCGAGGGAATACTTCGTGATCGGGTATTCCTTGTGGATGAAATAGCCACCCGCGTCATTGGGGTGGTCGATGTCGGCGGACTTGTCCGGCTCACCGTTGGTGCCCCACACCTGCTGCTCGAGGGCATCGGCGTAGGTCGGGCAGCGGTCGGGATTGACCCGATACCGCCGCTCGCCCTTGGCGTTGCAGAACATGGCGTTCATGGAGTTGATCCGGTCCTTGACCGGCGGGTTGGCGGTGGGCGCCGAGACGACGAAGCCGGCCTGCTTGAGCAGCGCGATATCGGTCTCGCTGGCCCGTACCGATTTGCGCGAGTCGCCGGAGGCGTCGGGGTAGATCCTGATCTGGCGGGTAGGCCGATATTCGCCGTCGGCGTACAGCCAGAACCGCTCCTTGATCTGGCGGATCATGTCCGGGGTGTCGTACCCGTTGACGATCTCGTCGACCGCGTGCGGCAGCCCCAATCGCTTCACATGCACGACGGCGGCCATCTTGCCGACGTTGAAGTCCATACCCACGTATATCGGCTCGCCTGGCTGAACCGTCTCCTGCGAGGCGTTGAGCGCGCGGTCGTAGGCGGTGTAGATGGTGCCCGACGTCAGGTTGACGAACTGGCCGCGCAGATACGCCGCAATCAGTTGCGGCGGGTACGACTCCATCAGCGAATCGATGTAGTCGTCCGGCAGGTTCGCCTCGTTGTCGTAGGTACTGGCCTGGACCAGGCCATACAGGTCCTGCAAGTGCGGCTTCTCGCGCAACTGCTTCACGAACTGCTGGAAGACGAACTTGAAGCCTTCCGGGGTGGTGGTGACGTCGACACGGTTGCGCAGGCCGTCCACCTTGTAGCGCATCCGCGCGATGATCTTGCGCCAGGCCTGCTGGGCCTTGACAAGCGACAGTACGTCGAGCTCGTCCACCAGGGACCGGCCGACCTTGAAGCCGACGATGGTCTGCGGCTTCTCCATGGAGCGACAGATGATCGTCGTGCGGTAGGCGCTGCCGCTGTAGAGGTGAACCTCATGGTTCGCCTGGTTGATCTTGGTCCGCAGACCCCAGTCGAAGGCCACCTCCTCCATCGTCGGATAGAAGATGTCGCGGATCTGGGCGTAGGTCGGCGCGAAGTAGCCGGCGTTGATGCGCGGCCATTCCCATGCGTGCTGGGCGAGGCCGGAGCAGCCGACCCAGGTCTTGCCAGAGCCGAACCCGGCCACGAAGCCGCAGAACTTGTGCGGAAGCGCCAGGAACTTCGCCTGCGGCACGTTAAGCGTCGGCATCGCGGACCCTCGCGTCGATGATGGTCACCGCGACGCTGGTAGGCGGCGCTTCTTCCTCAGGGTTCTCCAGCAGCTTCAGTTCGGCGCGCTTCTTCGCCACGTCCAGGCGCTTCAACTCAAGGTCCAGCGCGGCAGACTCGGTGCCGACGTGCCGGCTCAGCAGCTCCAGGTTGCGGAGCTTGTCCGGCCACTTGACCTTGCGGAGCACGCCAGCGATGCGGCGGTCGTCACCGCGGCCCTCGAACAACTCGGCGATCTCGATGCCGGACAGGAACTGGCGCCAGGCCTTGGGCCAGTCGCGGATCGACCGGAACGAACCGTCGTCCTCGAGGATGTCGAGCACGTCCATCTCGTCGATCTCGCGTAGCCGGCGGATCACGTAGTCAGCCTCGACCTCGGTGCGCCTCGAACGCTCGGCCATGGCGGCCTGGATGGCATGGGCAACCTCCGGCCGCTGGAGCAGTTGATAGCCGATCTCCGCCGCGCGCCGGGTGCTGTACCCTGCGCGGATCGCGGCCTGCGTCGCGTTGAGATCTATCAGGTACTCGTCGACGAACAGGCGCTGTTTCTTCGTCAGCGCCATATCACCTCAACTGAGCCTCGGGATGGGCGCGATGTTGCCCTTGTTGCGGTAGACCAGCACCAGCAGCACAACCAGTACCGCCAGCAGGTAGGGCGATATCGGCGTTGCGTGGCGCGCCATCAGCACGGCCAGGCTGATCGACAGCGCCTGCATGCCGGTCCCAGCGGCGAGGATGTACGCGCAGAGCGAGACGCCGAACCGGTACGTGGCACCGTGGCGCTGGTACGTGAAGATGCGGCAACTGATAGCGCCGCAGACGGCCGCAGCCGTCAGGGTCACCAGATCAACCATCTTTCCGGCCTCCGATCATGCCGACGATGCGCTGCAGAACGATCTGGAGCCATGCCGGCGCGCGGCCACCGATCATCCAGTCGAGCACGCCGATCAGGATCGTGACGATCAGCGCGGCGGTGACCAGTGCGGGAAGTCCGGAGAACTGGGTCGCGCCCCGCCCGACAGCCTCGGTGGCGGCGTAGTAGCCGCCGACCCAGGACGCCAGCAGGTAGCCGACGCGCCTTGCGATGGTCAGGTCGTGAGCCCAGAGCACGAACAGCAGCGCGCCGGCGAAGCCGCCGATCACTGCATTCACATCAACTCCAGGAATGATCGCGGTGGCAGTGAGCCCGACGGCGCCGGCTGCTGCTACTGCTCCGCTGCTCGTCGGTTCAGCCATGGGGTACTCCAGAAACGAAAAAACCCGGCGCCAGGGCCGGGTTTTCGGGGGAATCTGTTGATCGGGTGCAACTGTGCACAATGGCAAAACGATACCCAAATGCTCTTCAAATCGTCAAGCGACCCGTTTCAGGCGTTCCCGCTGGGTCCAGTAGGCCGCCACGCGGTCATGGTAGCGCTGATGGACACTGGGGCATTCCAGGATGTCCTCGCCCCACTCCTCCCGGTATGCCTCCCCGTACCGCTTCATCCTCGCCGCCCACCGCGCCAGCTCCTGGTCCGACATCCCGCGCAGCCGTTCAGCCAAGCGCTGCTGGTGATGCTCCCGGCGCTCGGCGTAGGCCTCGGCCCGCTGCAACGCCACCACATCGCGGTCGACCTGGTGCCAGCGCCAGCCCGGCCCCTTCCGCAGGCCGCTCTGCTTCGCCACTACCTCGGCGACCGGCCTCAGCGCCTGAGCGTCGAGCTTGTCGATGTGGCGCGCCAGGCGCTCCCAGGTACTGGCGTAGTCCCGCGCCCAGTTGCCGGGGTCGATCCGGCAGCCGAGGCGCTCCTCGATGAACAGGCAGACCTCGCCCGGGCGCAGTGTGTCGCGGCCATTGACGGCGCGCTTATGCGAGTTGATCGCCGCCAGCGCCATCCAGTAAGCCCGCTCGCCCTGGCGCTGAGTCAGTTGGCCGAGGCCGGCGCCGATCCAGACCAGGCCGTGAGCGATCGCCACGTCGTCACCGGTGGCCAGCGGCGAGTACAGCGTGTGGCCGAAGTGCTGCAGCGGCTTCGGCAGCGAGCGGATGGCAGCCTGCACCAGGCCGGCGGCCAGCATGTGGGCGCTACGCCCGTTGGTGTCCTTGCGGTCGGGGTGCGTCTCGTTGGCCACCCGCCCCTTCTTGCCCAGCGCGGCCTTGTCGGCCGCCACCGCCAGCACTGAGCTCCGACTCTCGTAGAAGGCGTCGTGCCAAGCCTGGCGCGCGCTGATCAGTCTCATTTCGACTCTCCCCTGTAGTTTCCTGTAGTCACTGCTCGCCCTCGAGGAGAGGGACGATCTTCACTCGCACGCCTGGCGTTTCGCTCCAGAGCTTCTGGAATATGCCGCGGGTGGCCTGAACATCGTCACGCCATACGACGCCGTTGCAGGCATCGCAGATGGCCTTGAGGCAGTTGTCCGCATCCGGTTTGCGCATGGCTGCGATCTCACCGGCCAGAGCCTGTGCACGCTTGCGTTTCGACCATGAGGCTGGCACTTGGTGGTACATCCAGATCTCGATGAGGCAAGGCCGGGTTATCAGCGGGCGCCCCGCCATTGCCTGCTGTGCGGCCATGGCAACCAGTCCTTCGTACGCCACTGTCTTCGCCGGCGTGAACATCCGGGCATGGGCGCCGACGCGGCCAATGCGAGGCCTCCCCTTCCCCTGAGGCTCGCCGGGCACGGTGAACATCACCGGGCGGAGGTCATGCATCACGGCGCACCTCCGGCGCTTTCCGGCGCATCTTGGCCAGCAGCAGTTCCCGCGCCTGGGCGCCACTGAGCCCATCCAGGCCTTGGGCTTGCATCCGGTGGAGCAGTTGCTGCTCGGCAAGCTCATCGGCGCGCTGCAGCTCCGACTTCTGGCTGTCGAGGCCAATCGCCTTGGCGACCTTTCCGTCCAGCGGCTCACCAGCCTCGAGGCGTCGGACCACTACGGCATAGTTATGCTCGAACTCAGCGCGAAGTCGCTTGTCGCCGTACTGGGCCCGACGAAGCTCGAACAGGCCTGTGAGTTCGGCAGCCACCTTCACGACCTTGTGGCTGTAGCGCTGCTCCAAGGCTTCGTACCAGGCGCCCTCGGCGCTCGGCAAACCGTCGATCTTGCGGCACAGCCGCAGGAACTCCTTGAGGCTCGGAGGAAAGTCCTGATCCAGCACCATCCGCTGGAGGCCTCGGTCGACCTGCATGTCGCTCAGGTGCTTGATACCGGTCAGCCAGACTCGCTTGGCAAGCGTCTCCGCACGACGTTCCCCGTAGTGCTTCTCGTACCAAGCCGGATAGCTGGTTTTGAGGGTAGCGAACACGCGTTTCACCGCCCTGCGCGCCTGGGCGTCAAGTTCGACCAGATTCTCGATCTGCGGCTCACCAGTCGTCGTCGTGGAGGATGTCAACAGCGTTGCGCGAACGTCGTGCAGCGGGTCGCTGACGTGCTTGGGCGTTTCGTCCGTCGGTTTGCTCATGGCGGTGCTCCGCATGCGGTGCTGTTGCCATCCGGTGGCGCTCCAGCAAGAGTTCATCGAGAAAATTTCGGTAGTACAGGGGGGAGTCAGGCGGGGCACCGAGCTTGGCTTCGGCGATCTCCATTGCCGCGAGCATCTGCTCCGCGGTGACACCGCGCTCGACCCAAGAGGCGAACAGCGGCATGGTCCTGGCGGTCTGCACCGCGTGGATCTGGAATCCGCGCTCGCGGATGAAGAACTGGCACCACTGTCCCGCAGTGGCCGGATCGGCTGGGCATTCGCGCACGCACGCGTTAGGTACGGTACGGTTATTACCGGATACCGGAGGTGTGCCCACTTTTTCACTTTCACCCCCTCCCACATATCTGCCCTCTTTTTCCGGGAAAGCCGCGTAGTTACTGGGCTCTGACCCTTCCACATAACTGCCCGCTTCATCTGCCCACTTAGTGCCCACTTTTTTTCGGACGGATTGATCCTGTGAAGCCTTCGGCAACTCAAAAATCAGGCGCCTTTCGGCCAAGTTGGGGCCCACCAGGCCCACCTTCTGCAGCCAGACCAGCGCCCGCCGCAGTTCCTTTTCGGAGGGCTCCCCGCCCTTGATGCCCTGGTGCGGCTCGACGTAGAGCTCCTCGGCGATCGACTTCCAAGAGATCCCGCGCCGCTCTCCGACAACGCCTGTTGCGAAGTCCATGAACGGACGTAGGGCGAACACGTAGATCTCGCGGGCAAGCATGGGTAGGCCGCGGAGCGCCTCCCGCTCCTCGTCGTTGATCTGGAAGGACGGCATTCAGTCCCAACCCAGCGGTCCCGGCCGCTTCTTCTCGGCCTTGAGCCCCAGCTCGGCCAACGTCTCCAGCGAACGGAGATAGTCCGCGCTGACGACCACCGCATGCTGGGGAACGATCTGAAGCTCAAGCACCGATGCGGCCTTGCAGAAGCGCTCGATGAGGCCGTCCTTCTTCCATCCGGTGATAGCCGACTCGCTCAAGCCGACTGAATCGGCGACGACCTTCTGGCCCACCGACAGAAGCTGGCTCAAGAACAGCGCCTCGAAATCGCGTGATCTTGACTCTTGCTCGGGGGTTAACTTGCTCGTCGACATGGTCAGGCTACCGCTTGCTCTGGCGTGTCAGGTTTCGGTTCCAGATAGCGCTCCGGATACAGCACATGCATTTCCGTGAGCGCGTCACCGAAGACGCGAACGAGCTTTTCGGCCATCAAGGGCGACGCGCGCTGCTCGCAGCGCTCGATCCTCGAAAGATTGCCGGTGTCGATGGTTTCACCGAGATCGCGTAGGCGCTGAGCTACATCAGCCAGGCGCCATCCTCGATCCAGGCGAGCTTTCTTCAATGGGGTCATGACGAAAGTCCTGGATAGTGACGCCTCAATTCTGCGCATGGCGCAGATTATTTGCAACTTCGTTCTGCGCCCTACGCTTTGCGTGCGACGCAAATCACCCAGAGAATCGCGGTCATGGACATCGGATCTATCATCAGAAAAGCGCGGAAGGCACGAGGCCTGACGCTCGAAGCTCTCGCCCACCAGGTGGACTCGGACACTGGAAACCTCTCGCGCATCGAGCGTGGCAAGCAGGGAGCCAGTCAGGAATTGCTTTCCAAGATTCTCTCGATTCTTGACCTCTCACTCACGGGTCTAGCGGAAGAGCCCGCGGGCAATGTAAGCCCCACAGAGCAGCCGGGGCGCCTCTACCGCTACCCGGTGGTCAGTTGGGTCGCCGCAGGGGCTTGGCGCGAAGCGATAGAGCCGGCCGGCTTCGATACATTCGAACTCAGTGACTACAAGGGTAAGGGAAGGTCATTCTGGCTGGAGGTGAAGGGGGATTCGATGACGGCCCCGGCCGGCGAGAGCATTCCGGAAGGCATGCTGATTCTCGTCGACACCGGGCTCGAGCCGAGGCCTGGCGATCTGGTGGTTGCGAAGCTGGCCGACAGCAACGAGGCAACCTTCAAACAGTTCGTGTCCGACGCAGGCCAGAAGTACTTGAAACCCCTGAACCCCGCATATCGCATGCTATCCATCGACGACAACTGCGAGATGGTCGGCGTTGTCACCCGAGCTATCCGCAAGTTCAGGTGATCTACGGGTGGAACGGGCAGAAATTCTGAGCAACACTCCCGGAGCGGCCTAGCGTCTTGACAATTCTTAGTCAAGACCGCATGTGATAAGCTGAGGGCAATAGGAGAAAGACCCATGCTCATCACTCACGAACGAGAAAAGCTGATTCAAGCGATCATTTTTTTTCGTCCAAAACACCAGAAACTGCGGGAAGGTGAAGCTCTTTAAGCTTCTCTACTTCCTTGATTTCGAGCACTTCAAAGATACTGGTCGAAGCGTGACCGGACTGGATTACAGCGCTTGGCCCATGGGGCCGGTGCCAGTCGATCTGGTGGCAGAAATAGACTTGCCGCAACCCGATATGGCGGCATCGATGACCTTTACCCAAAAGCCGATCAGGAATGGTCGCCAGGTCATGCTTGATGTCACTCCAAATATAGAGTTCTCGGATCAGAACTTTACTCGTCGTGAGATGCTGTTAATGCACCGTCTTGCCGAGGAGTACGCCGATGCGCTTGCTGATGACATGGTCGAGGCTACACACCTTGAGAACATGCCATGGGACAAGGTTTACAACCAACAGGGCGCCAAGCAACAACGTATCCCATACGAACTCGCACTACGCAGCCAGGAAGCGGAAACTCTGCTTCAGGTAGCACGCGAACGAAAAGAGCTATTGGAACAGCTTAGATGACACCCGGATCGGTCTTTTTCGATGAAGAGTTCCATTTCCATGATGGCGAGACCGGTGAAAAGCTTTTCGTAGTCTTGGGAAGCGACCACTCTGTTACCGTCGTCGCTAAGACTACATCCCAACAGCATGGGCGCGGCACACTTTTCGGTTGTCAGCCGAAAGACCGGTTCCACAACTTCTTCTTGCCACCTGGGTGCTCTTACCTAAAACGCGAAAGCTGGGTATGCCTCAATGAGTTCTATGAGCTGAACGCCGTTGAGATGCTGAACAAACGGTTCTCTGGCCGTGTGAAGCCTGTCTGTACGCTCTCCGATCAAATCACACGCGCAATCCAGGATTGTGCTTTGGAAAGTCTAGACATCACCAAGGCCCAAGCTGCGGCCGTCCAGAGCAATCTGATCCAACTTCCATCATGACGCCCCCAAAGCCCCGCAGATGCGGGGCTTTTCGTTTGCGGTCGAGCCAGACCATGCAACGCTGACGAGGCTGGTCGCCGCCCACGTGGTCTCCATCCTACATCCTCCCCTTGACCTGATAGGTCGCCATATCCTCGCTCTGGCTTTCCACCTGGTCATCGCTTCCCTCCTGTTCCTCCCACTTCAGCGTCACGGTGCCGTCGTCGTTGAAAACCATGTCAATGCCGTCGGTCTCGGACAGCAGTTCCATCACCTGTTCCCATGCGTCATCGGGATCCGTGTCCAAGCGGTGGATCGTCACCCTTCGCAGGTCTTGGGCTTTCGGTGAGTTGATCATCTCCGATATGCGGAGCCCCAATTTCTCAACCGGAGCCATCGGTTTCGCGTCCTGCTTCTTCTGTTGTTTGGCCATCGAAAGAACCCCCTAAACTGTATATTCGTACAGTATTTTTATAGCAGAATTCTGTCAGCAACTGCCAGCATCGAAGCACAAGGAGTACTCGGAATGCTGTTCTCTCCATCGTCCGAAACCACCTATATCGCTGTCGTCGACCGGGTCCGGGCGCTGATTGAAAGCCCCCAGGCACAAGTCCAACAGTCCGTGCGGATCAAGCGCGCGAGCAACGAACCGGAATGGGCCTGGCTTCGACTTGAACGAGACCTCCGCAGTATCGACGGCGTAAATGTCGAGGCTCGGGATGACGGGAGCTTGTTCGTTTACTGGTACGTCGACTTACCCCGCTGATAGCCCCTCCCCCTTAGCCCGCCCAAGCGCGGGCTTTTCTTTTTTCTCAAAATCTGCGCTTGACGCAGAATATAATCTGCGCATAATGCAAATCACATTCTGCGCAGAACGCAGAATAAGGCCACCGAGCCGACCGCTCTTTCGACAATTTGGGAACCCTCTGCTGCGCCAACGTCGCGAGACGCTGGAAGAGGCAAAAGACGCAGCCTGAGCTGGGCCGGACAGTCCAGCCGTGCAAGCCCATGCGTTGCACGCGACGTTGCTCAAGTCACCTGCCAATAGACCAAAGAAGCGAACGCAGGAGTGGGAACGAACCCCGACAAGGAGAAGCGACCGAGATGACACCAATAGGAGGAAACAGCCAATGCAGTACTAAGCCCAGCCGATGTTCGGGTCGGCAATCCGCGCATACGTGCCCCACTCAACGGGCCGCCGGGCTGCACTCAAGCGCGGAGTAACACTGATACCCCATGACCAGCGCTGTATGCCGATTGAAGGCGTTGCGAGGGAAGCCCAAGGCCAAACACATCGAGCCCTAGCTGCTATCGGAAGTGGTGAGGGCAGCAACACCCGCGGGTTGTAGAAGCCCAGCAGGCGAACGCGGGAGCAACACCGATTTCCTCGATGCCCTTCCCCCGAGGGGCATCAGGGAAACCAACCAGAGGAATTCCAATGAAGCAGTTCGCGAAGCTTTTCGAGTTCGAAGACCTGGGCCAGGTGCTCGTGATGCTTGATCGCGGGGATGACGGCCCGGAGGTGCGCCTCTACTTCAAGCCCGACGGGCTTGGCGTCTGTTCAGTGGCGTGCAGCAACTTCCCCGGCGATGAAGACGAGCAGTGGGACTACGCCGAAAAGGGGTTCGCCGTGGCGGACTCCGAAGGGGTTCACAAGCTCGTCGCCGAGACAATGAAGGTCGTCCCGGATCGCCTGGGCTGACGGCCACCCACCACCCCGAACGGAGTCACACCATGCTGATCTTGACCAGAAGACCCGGCCAAACCCTGCATATCGGCGACAACATCACCGTCACTGTCCTCGGCAGCCAAGGCGACCAGGTGCGCCTCGGCATCACCGCCCCGGACGACGTCGCCATCCACCGCTCCGAGATCTACCAGCAGATCGGCAACGTCCGACCGGTGCCTCCGGCGGAGCTGGTCGAGGCCTGGAACCGAGAGCACCCGGCGCCCGCGCTGATCGAATACCGGCCGTACCGAGGGGCCGAACCGAAGCGCACCCGCACCGTCGGCCGGGCCAGCGTGTCGCTTGGCGGGGCGGCGGTTATCTGGATCGAAGGCCAGTCGGCGCCGGTGGCGTTGCGGGCCTGCACCGCGATCTCCTGACTTCGGCGCCTGGCCCATTGCCGGGCGTTTAACCCACGGCGAGCGCCCGCCGGTCCAACGGCGCGTACAACTGAGGACCTCACCATGTAGCCCAGCCTCAATCGGCAGATCGCCAACATGCGGTCGAGCCTGTACCCAACCGCTTTCACATAAGGCGGTGCATGTAAGTGGAGACAGGGCGCTTGGCGGCGCCCTTCTCTTTCCTGCTCCTGGCACGGCCAGGGCGCAGCGGAGAGTGGCCTGCTCGGCAGGCCACCGGGAGGTTGAACTATCCGGCGCTTCAGGTACGCCCTGGAGAGTGCGCGAAGACGAACCGCCAGGCCGCTCCCCGCTGCGCATGCAGCGTTCCCCCTCTTCGCCCGGCTCCGGCCGGGCTTTTTTCAACCTCCATTCGAGAGCACCCACCACGGCGCCCCACCGGGCACGACTGCCGTGTGCCTGGGTGCTGCCGAATGCAGGTGAACCACGGAGCACACGCAATGATCGACCCACGAGCGAACAGCCCGGAGAAACTGGTGCCGCCGGCACCGCTGCCGCACGTAAGCCGCGGCGCGCTCAAGCGCATCAAGCATCCTCAGCCAATCCCCACCGGCTGCCCGCACTGCGGCGGTCTGGTCCGTCTGGTCAGCAACCGGGTGATCTACGGCCGAGAGTACGGCGACTGGCCGTATGCCTACGCCTGCACTGGCACGGGCTGCGGCGCTTACGTGGGCCTGCATCCCGACACCGACGTCCCATTGGGGACGCTGGCCGACAAGCCGCTGCGCGACGCTCGCAATCGCTGCAAGCGGCCATTCGAACGCATCTGGCGCGACAAGCTGATGACGCGCAGTCAGGCCTACGCCTGGCTCGCCACTGAACTCCAGATCACGCCGCCCGAATGCCACTTCGGACTCTTCGACGTTGACCGGTGCGAGCGGGCCAAACGCATCTGCGACCAGTACCTGGAAGCGATCTACACCAGTTCAGCGAGGTGGGGATGATGTGGACATACCGCGAGCGCCGCAACCGCGCGGCTTTCAGCAACGCCCAGCACGCCTGGGACTTCGCCAGAGACCCGCTCTGGGACCAGCCGGACCCGGAACCAGAGCACGACGACGAAGAGCAGGAGGATGACGATGGCCTGGGCGAATGAGCGCGCCGAGGGCGTGATCGAGGAAGCGATCGTCGCAATGCGTCGGTCGGTGATCCCGCGCCACGACCAGTTGGTATGGCGCGGCCAGATCGAGATGGCCTACACCCTCGACGCCATCGGCACTCGGCAATACGACGACATGCGCCGCCGGCTCGACGCCGCAGCGGATGCGAGACAGCAGGAACTGAGGAGCATCGACCTATGACCACCCGCCCCGTTCGCTCGATCATCGACGACCAGCTCGACGACCTGGTGATGCCGGCCGGCGCCGATATCGCCGCTGTGCTCGGCCTGCCGCGCGAGACCCTGGTGGTGAACCTGCCGCGCCGCATGGCGCTGACCATCAAGCGCGGCCGGAAGTGCCTGGGGGTACGTCGTGAATGCCAAGCGTAAAGCCACCCTCCTCAGCGCCCTGGCCATGACCGCCTTCTACATCTTCCTGATCATCGGCCCCGCCACCGCCGGCCACATCACCGGCGAGCAACCCACGACGGCATTCGCCGCGAAGTGAGAACACATGACCACCATCCCTGCTGGCCTGTGCCAATGCGGGTGCGGCGCTGCTACACGCGTTGCTCCGGTGAACGATCGGTCGAAAGGCTGGGTGAAAGGCCAGCCGGTCGCCTACGTGAAGGGCCATCACCTACGCGGCGACAAGGCCGGTGCGCTTTCGCCCCGATGGGCAGGCGGTCGCCACCTGAGCAGCCATGGTTACGTCGTGCTCTGGACCCCGTCCGGCCGCAAGTATGAGCACGTGCTGATCGCCGAGCAGACCCTTGGCCGGGAGCTGAAGCACGTGCGGCGCGGCCACCCACAGAACGAAGTGGTGCACCACATCAACGGAGTGAAGACCGACAACCGTCGGGGGAACCTGCTGATCTGCACCCATGAGTACCACGTGGCGCTCCACCACAGGCTCCAGGCATCGCCGCATTGGCCTGAGTTTCCACCGGTGGAGCGCCCTGGCTTCGGAGGCACAAGCACATGACCGTATACACCGTGCGCGCCTCGTCCTGGGGCGCCCTTTTCGACTGTGGGTTCCGCTGGGAGGGTGTACACCTCCTGAAGATGCGCAACCCGTCATCCCCCCCGGGCGCTGCTCGGTACCGCGATCCACGCCAGCACCGCCGCGTTCGACGCGGCACGAGTGAACGGCGAGCCGATCAGCGCCTACGACGCCTCGGAACTGCTGGTGCACACGCTGCAGCAGCCGGATTTCGAGGTCGACTGGCGCGGCTCCGACATCAGCCCGCGCGAAGCCGAGTCCACCGGACTGACGCTGCACACGAAGTACTGCAACGACATCAGCCCGCGCTACGACTTCGTCGCCGTCGAGTTGACGACCAAGCCGATGGAGATCGACTGCGGTGGCGGGATCATCGTCCGCCTCACCGGCCAGCTCGACCGCGCCCGCATCAAGCGCGATAGCCACGGCGTCGGCATCGCAGACGTGAAGACCGGCGGCGCCGCGGTGAGCCAGGGCGTGGCCAAGACCAAGGGGCACAAGGCCCAGATCGGCACCTACGAACTGCTCTACGAGCACACCACCGGCGATGCGATCACCGCGCCGGCCGAGATCATCGGCCTGAAGACCAAGGGCAAGCCCGAGGCGGCCGTCGGCGAGATCGTCGGCGCGCGCCAGGTGATGGCCGGCACCGACGAGCATCCCGGCCTGATCAAGTTCGCCGCCGACATGTTCCGTTCCGGCCTCTTCCCCCCGAACCCGCAAAGCCCACTTTGCAGCCCTAAGTACTGTCCGCGCTGGCGGACCTGCCCTTACCACGAATGACCGGAGACACCATGAGCCAGACAACCACCCTCGAAACCCTGCAGACGCAAGCCGTGGCTCCGCGTCAGCGCGACAAGGCACCCGTCGCTATGTCGTTCTTCAACATGGACGGCTTCGAGCTGATGCAGCGCATCGCCAAGGCCTTCAGCCAAGCCGACCTGGTGCCCAAGCAGTACCAGGGCAACCTGCCCAACTGCATGATTGCGCTGGACATGGCCCAGCGCATGGGCGCGAACCCGCTAATGGTCATGCAGAACCTCTACATCGTGCATGGCACCCCGGGCTGGTCGAGCAAGTTCCTGATCGCCACGGTGAACACCTGCGGTCGCTTCTCCTCGATGCGCTACGAGTGGAAAGGCGAGCCGGGCAGTTCCGACTACGGCTGCCGAGCTTGGGCGATTGAGAAGTCCACCGGCGAACGCCTCGACGGCATCTGGGTCACCTGGAAAATGGTGAACGACGAAGGCTGGGCAGCGAAGAACGGCAGCAAGTGGAAGACGATGCCCGACCAGATGTTCATCTACCGCGCCGCCGCATTCTGGCAGCGTGCCTATGCCCCGGATCTCGGCATGGGCCTGCAGACCGCTGAAGAGCTGCAGGACGTCATCGACGCCAAACGCGACGCCGACGGCTCGTTCACGGTCGACCTCGACGTGCTGCGGCGCCAGCAGGAGGTCACCGACAAGGCGCCGGGCGCGGGCCAGCAGGCTCTTGAACACGAACCCGGAGAAGTGATCGACACCGTCAGTGGCGAGATCACCAAGTCGGCTCAGCGCCAGCCCGCCGATCAGCAGCCGGACACCGGCACCGACGAGCTCAACCTCGAGTAACCGGCCATGCCAAGCCTCACTGTCCTTGAGCGGTACGGCCAAGTCGGGGAGTTCGCCGCGCTACTCGGCGCGGCGGAGCTCAACGCCGCTACGGACTGGGACGAGCAGTTCCTGGCCGACCTCCGCAGCAACTTCCAGCGCTACGGCGCCCACACCTACCTCAGCGACGCCCAACTCGAGCAGTTGGAGCGGATTGCCAACGAATAGGAGCTCCACCGGATGAAAGCCGAACACCGCGAGATCATCGACCGCGCCAAACTACACGGTTACTACCCAAGCACTATCGCGCACGAGTTGCTGGAGCGCGACCTGGTCAACACGGTGGTCACCGAACTGCGCAGTGTCCGTGTGCCCTTCCACCTGCTGAAGGAAGACGAGCAGCAGGAAGTGATCGATCGCATAGCGGAAAGCGTGAGCGAAGTGACCAGGGTGGCCATCAGCATCATTGCTTCCCGCGGCGCAGTCTCCGTTCCAGTCGATATGAAAGCGATCAAGGTCGAAGCCAAGACCATGACGATCACGGCGAAGGTAGACGGCGCAGAGCCGAACAAGCACGAATTGACCGACGCCGCCGGCAAGTTGTGCTTGCTGGTAATGGCACCGAGCGATTACGACGAGGGGTTGGACGACGTCCGTCCCGACCGCGACCAGCACGAAATGCCGCTGCACGCTGGCAACGTCGCAGAGGGGCTGCTGGGCGATGGCAGTGAAGATCAGTTGTACCTCGAGGCTGTCGCACATGTCCGCGACACCCGCCAGGCAACCATCAGTTCCATCCAGAGGCACCTGAAGATCGGCTACAACCGTGCCGCGCGCATCGTTGAAGCGATGGAGGCGGCCGGGGTCGTATCGGCACCGAACTCCAACGGCGAGCGCGAGGTGATCCTGCAATCGCCGCCGGAACCGGAAAAGGACCTGCTGAGCAGCGCCGCCGAGCCCGGCGCCACAACCTACGGCGGCCACACCATCGACGACATCACCGTCATGGTTCTGCGCAAGGACGAGATCACCCCGGGCTGGCTGCAGTCCCGCTTCGCGCTGAGCACCGACGAGTCGCTGGCCGTGGCCCTGAAGCTGCTCGACGACGGCGTGATCACGCTGGACGCCGAGGGCGAAACACCAGACCTCAACACCTACCGCGTGACCGTTGCCGAGAAGGCCCCGGCCGAAGCGCCCATCACCCTGGAGTGAGCCATGCGCATCACGAAACTCGAAATCACCAACTTCCAAGGGCTGCGTCATGCGGCCCTTGATGTTTCTGCACCGGTGCTCCTGGTGGCCGGCCACAACGGCGCCGGCAAGAGTTCGCTGCTCGACGCCATCAGCCACGCCTTCACCGGCAAGCCCGGCCGCGTTGCGCAGAAGCAGCATATCGGCCAACTGATCACCGAGGGCGCCAAGAAGGGCGAGGCCCGTGTCGAGTGGCTGGACGAATCCGGCGAGGTGCAGGCCTGCGGCGTCGCGCTGCCCAGCGGCAAGGGTTCGCCCCTCGCCGACTCGCCGTTCCTGCCGTTCGTGCTCGACGCCAGCCGCTTCGCCGCCCTGGACGCCAAGGAACGCCGCCGGGTGCTGTTCGACCTCAGCGGCGCCAGCACCAGCCCGAACCAGATCGCGGAACGCTTGGTCGCCAAGGGCCACGCCGCGGCCCTGGTGGAGAAGGTGAAGCCCCTGCTCCGCTCCGGCTTCCCGGCCGCGGTTGAGCAAGCCAAGGCCTACGCCAGCGAATCGCGAGGCGCCTGGAAGGCGATCACCGGCGAGAACTACGGCAGCGAGAAGGCCGTCGACTGGGCGCCGGAGTTGCTGGCCACCGTGGTCACCGAAGACCAGGTCGCCGAGGCCGGTAAGAATCTGCAGCTGCTCGAGGACGATCTGGCCGAGGCCCAGCAGGCCCTGGGCGCCAGCAAGCAGGCCCGCCAGGCTGCCGACGGCCGCGCCCAGCGCATCGCCAAGCTGCGCGAGCTGGTCGACCTGGAGCCGCGCCGCCGGAACAAGCTGACCACCGACGAGCAGAACCAGGACGAGTGGTCCGAGAAAGTCATGGCTGCCGAGCTGGCCTCCTCGGGCAGCGTGCCGCACCAGCCGCTGACCTGCCCCCACTGCCAGGGCGCGGTCGACCTGCAGGCCGGGACCCTGGTGGTGCACCAGCCGCCGGAGCAGATCGCCGATGCCGAAGCCGCCCGCCGGTTGCCCGAGTACCGCGAGTATCTGGCCAGCGCCCAGCGCGCCGTCGCGAACAGCCAGCGTGACCTGGACGAGTGCCTGGCCGCCGCCGAGCAGATCAAGGCCCTGGAAGCAGAGTCCGTCGAAGCGCCCAGCGCCGAGGCGATCGCCAACGGCGAGCAGGCCATCAACGAACTGCGACAGGCCCGCGACGCGAGCCGCGCGAAGCTGGTCGCCCTGCAGGAAGCCCTGGAAGCCGCTACCCAGCGCGAGGCCTCGATCGCGAAAGCGCAGGCCGCGCACCAGGACGTGGTGGCGTGGACCGGCATGGTCGACGCGCTGTCACCGACCGGCATTCCGGCGGAGATCCTCGCCGACGCCATCGGTCCGGTGAACGACACGCTGAAGCGCCTGGCAGGCATTGCCGGCTGGTCACCGGTGGAGATCAGCGCGGACATCGACGTGACCTTCGGCGGCCGGCTCTACGGCCTGCTGTCCGAGTCGGAGCGCTGGCGGTGCGACACGACCATCGCTTTGGCCATCGCGACGATCTCCGGCCTGCGCCTGGTCCTGCTGGACCGTCTCGACGTACTGGACCTGCCGAGCCGCAACCAGGCCATCGCACTGATGCGCGCCATGACCTCCGACCGCGAGATCGACTCGGTGGTCGTCGCCGGCACGCTCAAGGAGCCGATGGCGAAGACGCCGGAATGGCTACAGGCGGTCTGGATCAACGCCGGGCAACTCGCCGATCAGCAGCACCAGGCTGCGGCCTGACCCTCGATACAGCGCCCCACCCGGGGCGCTTTCTCTCCCAGCACGCACCGGACGCCGCCCTGTGGGCGATTCAACCATGCCTCGTGGGCCGCCCTGTCAGGCAGGGCGGCGTCCGGTGCGTGCCGTTCCTCAAGGAAACAGCATGACCGCCTATGAAGACTTCTTGCGAGCGAAGGTCCGCCTCGCCGAGCCGAAAGGCTTCGAAGTGGAGCCCTCGGCCTTCAACCCCCTGCTCAAGCCGCACCAGCGTGCCATCGCCACCTGGCTGGTGCGCCAAGGCCGCGCGGCCTGTTTCGCGGCCTTCGGCCTGGGCAAGTCGGTAATGCAGCTTGAGGTGGTGCGCGTCACCCGCGACCTAGCCGGCGGCTACGCTCTCATCACCATCCCGCTGGGTGTGCGCCAGGAGTTCTACCGCGACGCCGCGATGCTCGGCATCACCGTCCGGTTCATCCGCAGTTTCGACGAGGTAGACGACCCCACCACCATCTACCTGACCAATTACGAGACCGTCCGCGACGGCAAGCTCGACCCTCGCCGGTTCAGCGTGGCAAGCCTGGACGAAGCCAGTTGCCTTCGCGGCTTCGGCGGCAGCAAGACGTTCCGCGAGTTCATGGCTCTGTTCGCTGGTGACGATCGCGCCGCCGGCATCCGCGGCGATGGCGTCCGGTACCGGTACGTGGCCACTGCCACGCCAAGCCCGAACGAATACATCGAGCTACTGGCTTACTCGGCCTTCCTCGGCGTGATGGATGTCGGCCAGGCCAAGACCAGGTTCTTCAAACGCAACTCTGAGAAGGCCGACCAACTCACCATCCATGCCCACAAAGAGGGCGAGTTCTGGATGTGGGTGGCGTCCTGGGCGATCTTCGTTCAGCGCCCCAGCGACCTCGGGTTCAGCGACGAAGGCTACGCGCTACCGGAACTGGACATCCGCTGGCACGAAGTACCGTCCGACCACTCGCACGCTGGCCATGAGCGTAACGGCCAGGGCCGCCTGCTTCGCAACACCGCCATTGGCGTGCAGGACGCCGCCGCCGAGAAGCGCGAGAGCCTTCCTGCCCGGATCGCCAAACTGATGGAGATCCGGGCCGAGGCTCCAGATGCTCACCGGATCATCTGGCATGACCTCGAGGCGGAACGCCACGCGATCGAGGCCGCTATCCCCACCGCCGTCAGCGTCTACGGCGCCCAGGATCTAGAGGAGCGCGAGCGCGCGATTGTCCAGTTCAGCGACGGCGAGTTCCAGGAACTGGCTGCCAAACCAGTGATCGCAGGCAGCGGCTGCAACTTCCAGCGCCACTGCTCGTGGGCCATCTACCTGGGCATCGGCTTCAAGTTCAACGACTTCATCCAGTCCATTCACCGCCTGCACCGATTCCTGCAGACCGGCCGCGTGCGCATCGACCTGATCTATACCGAGGCCGAGCGCGACATCCGCCGCCAACTCGAACGGAAGTGGCAGCAGCACAACACCATGGTTCAGCGCATGACCGAGATCATCAAGCAGTACGGCCTGTCCGTGGCCGCCATGGCACAGACCCTCACCCGCTCCATGGGCGTGGAGCGCGTCGAGATCAAGGGCAAGGACTACACCATCGTCAACAACGACACCGTGCTCGAAACCCGCCGCATGGAAAGCAACAGCGTCGGCTTGACCATCACCAGCATCCCCTTCAGCACCCAGTACGAGTACTCGCCGAACTACGCCGACTTCGGCCACACCGACGACAACGCGCATTTCTTCCAGCAGATGGACTATCTGATCCCGGAAATGATGCGCGTGACCATCCCAGGGCGTCTCGCTTGCATCCATGTGAAGGATCGCATCGTTCCCGGCGGCATGACTGGCCTCGGCTTCCAGACCACTTACCCCTTCCACATGGAAGTGACCAGGGCCTTCGTCAAGCACGGCTGGGCCTACATGGGCATGAAGACCATCGTCACCGACGTGGTTCGCGAGAACGCCCAGACCTACCGCCTCTCGTGGACGGAACAGTGCAAGGACGGCACCAAGATGGGTGTCGGCATGCCCGAGTACCTGCTGATCTTCCGCAAGCCCCCCACCGACAACTCCAACGCCTACGGCGACATTCCGGTGGTCAAGGCCAAGCCCCTGTGCATCGACGAAGACGGCCAGATCGTCCCCTTCGCCATGGACAAGAAGCTCACCGTCACCCGCGGCAACGGCTACAGCCGGGCACGCTGGCAGTTGGACGCCCACGGGTTCACCCGAAGCAGCGGCAACCGTCCGCTGACCGAAGAGGACTTCGAAGGCATCCCGCACGACGTGATGTTCAAGCTGTACCGCGACTACAGCCTGTCCACCGTCTACGACTTCGAGCACCACGTCCGCATCGGCGAATCACTGGAGGTCACCGGGAAGCTGCCCACCGGCTTCATGCTGCTGCCACCGCAGTCCTGGCACCCGGACGTATGGACCGACGTCGCCCGCATGCGGACGCTCAACGCCCAGCAGTACAGCAAGGGCCAGGAAATGCACCTGTGCCCGCTGCAGTTCGACATCGTCGACCGGGCCATCGTGCAGTACTCCATGGAAGGAGACCTGGTCTTCGATCCCTTCGGCGGGATCATGACCGTCCCGTACTGCGCGCTGAAGCTCAAGCGCAGAGCCCGCGCCCACGAACTGAACTCCCGCTACTTCCTGGACGGTGCCGGCTATTGCAAGTCTGCCGAGGAAGAGATGGCCATGCCCGACCTGTTCGCCCTGCTCGAGGCCGAGGCCGACATTATCCATAAGGAACCCGCCGCATGATCAAGCGCACCCTCTACCACTTCCACTTCTGCTGCGGCCTGGGCGGCGGCGCCGCCGGTTTCAACCGGGCGCGTCCGCGGGTCGGCAACGTCGAGGCCGAATGGGTCTGCCTCGGCGGGATCGACGTGGACCCGGCCGGCCTACGCGACTTCGAGCGCCTGGCTGGTGTCCCGGGCACCCTGCTGGACCTCTTCACCCGCGACCAGTACGTGCGGTTCCACGGCAAGGAGCCGCCGGCGGGCTGGCGGGAGGCAACCCCGGAGGACATCCGCCGCGCCGCGGGCGGGCGCCGACCGGACGCCGTGTTCATTAGCTCGCCCTGCAAGGGTGCCAGCGGCCTGCTGTCGGAGAAGATGAGCCTGACCCCGAAGTACCAGGCGCTGAACGAGTTGACGCTGCGCTGCATCTGGCTGATGGGCGAGGCATGGGCCGATGACCCGGTGCCGCTTATCGTCTTCGAGAACGTCCCGCGCCTGGCGAGCCGCGGCCGGCACCTGCTTGACCAGATCAACAGCCTACTCGGCGGCTTCGGCTACGCCGTGGCGGAAACCACTCACGACTGCGGCGAACTCGGCGGCCTGGCGCAGTCCCGGAAGCGCTTCCTGCTTGTCGCCCGCCACGTCGAGAAAGTGCCGCCCTTCCTGTACGAACCAGAGAAGAAGTCGCTCCGCGCCGTCGGCGACATCCTCGGCCGCATGCCGCTTCCCGGCGACATCGAGGCCGCCGGCCCAATGCACCGCGTACCGTCCCTGCAGTGGAAGACCTGGGTGCGCCTCGCCCTGGTGCGCGCCGGCAGCGACTGGCGCAGCCTGAATGACCTGGCCGTCGAGGACGGCTACCTGCGCGATCTGATCATCGTGCCGGAGTACCACCGGGGCGTCCTGGGCGTGAATCACTGGGGCGATTCGTGTGGCGTTGTCGCCGGCGCGAGCCGCCCGATGAACGGGCGGTTCTCAGTCGCGGATCCTCGCGCGCCGGCAAACGCCCTGCAGTACCAGCAGTACGGCGTGCGCCGCTGGACCGACACCTCGGGCGCCATCATCGGCGTCAAGTCGCCCGGCCAGGGCACGTACTCCGTCGCCGATCCCCGCGGCCAGAGTTTCGGCAAGTACCCGGTCACCGACTGGGACGGTCCGTCCGGCACCGTGATCGCGGCCAGTACTACCGGCCAGGGCGCATTCGCCGTGGCAGACCCGCGCCCAGGCGGCGTCCGGCACAACAACGTGTTTCGCGTCGTCAGCATGGGGAGCCACGCCGGAACCATCACTGGCGGGCACTCGCCGAGCTCCGGCGGCCAGGCTGTTGCCGATCCCAGGTACTACAACTGGCACCCTGGGGCGAGCAGCCGCAAATTGCACGTCGGCGAGTGGGGAAGCGCTACCGGCACGGTCACCGGCTCCCAGCAGGTGGCCAGCGGCGCTCTGTCGATCGCTGATCCGCGCGTGCTCGATCGCGCCAAGGGCGACGCCTACCTGACCGGCGGGCACTACGGCGTAGTGGGGTTCGACCAATCCGCCGGCGCGGTGTCGGCCAGTGCGCGGCACGACAACGGTCGATGGAGCGTCGCCGACCCGCGCATGCCGGCGGCGAACGACCGGCTCACCTGCATCATCCAGTCGCTGGACGGCACCTGGCACCGGCCGTTTACCACCCTGGAACTCGCCGCGCTGCAGAGCTTGGTCGACCCCGAAGAGCAGTTGGTCCTCGACGGCCTGAGCGACAGCGACTGGCGCGAGCGCATCGGCAACGCCGTACCGCCGGCCGCCGCCGAGGCCATCGCCGGCGTGATGGGCACCACCCTGCTGCTGGCCGAGGCCGGCGAAACCTTCATGCTCAGCAATACGCCGATCTGGGTGCGCCCGGTTGCGGTGGCGCTGAGCGTCGCGCAACAGGAGGTGCAACCGTGAACACCGAACAGTTCATCCGTGACTCGGCCGCGCGCGGGCTTTCCCGGCGCGCAACGATGCACGCGCTCGGCATGGGCCCCTGGAAGTTCCGGGAGCTGCTGACCCTGATGCCGGAGATCACTTGGCCGGCACGCGGATGCTCAGCCGACCACCAGCGTGCGAACGAGCAGAAGCGCGGGCGCTGCACACCGGCGCAGGCCGCGGCGCTGGAGCGCGCACACGAACGCTGGAGCGAGAGTCGACGCTTCACCGTCGACGGCGTGACCGGGACTATCGCCGAGCTGGTGGAGCACTTCCAGAGCCAGGTCCACGCAACAACCGTCCGCCGCCGCGTCGCCGCCGGCATGAGCCTGCGCGACGCACTCCTCACCCCGCGCCAGCAGCCCAAGCCCGGGCGCCGGCACCCCTGGAACCGCTTACAGCAGCAGGTGCAGCCATGAAAGAACGTCCGATCCTATTCAGCGGGCCGATGGTTCGAGCCATCCTGGAAGGCCGGAAGACGGTCACGCGCCGAGTCGTGAAGCCGCAGCCCGACTTCCTCGGCTCAATGGTCGATCCCAATACGCCATTCAAGACGCTTGATGCCGGCCTGCACGCGCGCATCACCTGCCCCTACGGCGAGCCCGGCGATCGGTTGTGGGTGCGTGAGACCTGGGGCTTGCAGGTTCGGAGCTACGGCGGGGGCGCGGGCGAGTTCATTGTTTACCGCGCTACCAACCCGGACGCCATCTATTGCAGGTCGTCTGAAGGGCGCGAGTACCCAGTTAAGTGGAAGCCAAGCATCCACATGCGCAGGCACTCAAGCCGCATCCTGCTGGAGATCACCGCTGTTCGCGTCGAGCGCCTGCAGGACATCAGCGAGAAGCAAGCGCTGGCAGAGGGAGTTGAGTTGGAGGGTGAAGGCGTCTGTTGGGCCGGTGCAGCCGGAACCGCAAGCGACAGTCCCGTCGAGAGCTTCAGGCTGCTCTGGGAATTGATCAACGGCGCCGGTAGCTGGAACGCCACCCCCTGGGTCTGGGTCGTCGAGTTCAAGCGGGTGACGCCATGAGCGCCATCATCAGCGAATGCGGCCAGTACCGTTACCTTCTGACTCGCCCTGGCGACTGCCTGGCCGACAAGGGCACAGCGGTCTTCCTAATGCTCAATCCGAGCACCGCCGATGCCGCGCTCGACGATCCAACGATCCGGCGCTGCCGCAACTTCGCCTCGGCCTGGGGCTGCAACGGGATCGCCGTCGTCAATCTGTACGCCTTGCGCGCGACGAACCCTGCCGACCTCTGGAAGCACGACGACCCAGTAGGCCCAGACAACGACTGGCGCCTGCGCGCGATCGCCCGAGAGTACACCGACATCGTGTGCGCCTGGGGCGCCAATGCGAAGCCCGAGCGAGTGGACGCCGTAACCAGCATCCTGACCGCCGCCGGCGGGCGCCTCTGGTGTCTCGGCACAACGAAGGATGGCCACCCGCGCCACCCTCTGTACGTGCGTGGAAATCAGGCGCTCCTGCCTTGGGCGCCGAGGGTAACGCCATGTCACGGGGCGTATCTGGATACCTCTAGTGATCTGCGCCCGCGCTGACAAATGCGGATAGCCACAGACAGCAGCCCCCTGCAACGAGCGGTAACCAGAACACCAGAATCAAGACTTCCTCGCTGAACAGTTCCCTGATGAAGCTCTTTAGGGTGTATTCGGTAGTCACGACCTGAAAGAGCGCAAGGACAGAAACTGCAAGGAAGACTGCAATTCCGATCAGGCCAATCACCTTAAGCGTCTTTACCACTAGTTGCCGCTGCGCCTGCTTCATCGATTCATCCCTGAGCAAAAAATCGAGCCTACCCCACTCCATGCCATTGCGCCACTACGGCGCAAGGATGCCCTATACCTATCGGTCAGCCGCTGGACTACGGCGCCGGAGCAACCGGAGACACCACCATGTCCTCTACCCAACACCAACTGATCGAGCAGTGCGCCATCCGCCTGCGCGGCATCGTCGAAGCCCTGGACAACATCCACGACACCAGCCCGCACCGCTGGTCGACGGACCTCGACGACGTTCACTCCTCAGCCGAGAGCCTGCTGTCCCTGATCAAGGACCAGGCGCCGACGCAAGCTGCCCAGGGCCTGGCCGGCGCCGCCCTGGCGCAGGCCGAGATCGAGCGTCTCGACCGTGCAGGCATATCGCAAAGTCCCCAGCCGGGAGCCACCACGGCCTCTTCCTGAAGCCAGTCCCGGCTGGGGCGAGAATCCTAACACTCAATTTCGGCCCCGGGCGATCGCCTGGGCGGAGAGGCATTGCCCATGGAAACCCCATCTGAGTTCCTCTCGAAGGAGGAGTTGGAGGCCATGATCGGCGCCAAGTCATCGAAAAAACAGGTCGAGTGGCTGGCATCTCATGGCTGGAAGTACGAATTGAATGCTGCGCAGCGACCCGTCGTCGGGCGGATCTATGCCCGCCTGCGGCTGGCCGGAGTGAAACCGAACGGAACGGTCGCTGTACAGGAACCGTGGACGCTGGATCTGTCGAAGGTGAGTTGAAATGCGGCCGAAGCAGCCGAAGAACAGGGATCTCCCACCCCGGATGATTCGCCGGACCAGGAAGCTGAAAGGAGGGAAATTGTGGGTTGGATACTACTACGACGGCCGCGGCGAGGACGGAAAGAGGAAGGAAATCCCGCTCGGCACCGACCTGGACCTGGCAAAGCTGGAGTGGGCGCGGCTGGATGCCAGTCCGGCTCCGAAGACCCTGCGCAAATGGGGTGACGTGTTCGACCGGTACGAAAAAGAGATCATCCCCGGGAAAGCGCCACGTACCCAAAAGGACAACCTCCTATCGCTGACGCAACTGCGAAAGGCGTTTTCAGAAGCGCCGGTCGAGGCGCTCACCCCCCAAGTGCTGGCACAGTACCGGGACAAGCGGTCCGCGAAGGTTCGGGCGAACAGGGAGCTCTCCCTCTTCTCCCACATCTTCAACATCGCCAGGGAGTGGGGGATCGTAACGGCTGAAAACCCGGTGAAGGGAGTTCGCAAGAACCGCGAGACGCCGCGCGACTTCTACGCCAGGGCCGAGGTCTGGAACGCGGTATACGGCGCGGCGCCACCGGAACTCCGCGACGCAATGGACCTTGCCTATCTCACCGCCCAGCGACCGAGCGACGTGCTGATCATTCGGGAGGCGGACATTCAGGATGGGCACTTGCAGATCGCCCAGGGCAAGACGTCGAAGAAGTTGCGCATCATGCTGGATGTCGACGGCAGCCCGACAGCGCTTGGAAAACTCGTTGCGCGGCTGTGCGAGCAGCGGCGGCAGCGCGGCGTAGCCGGCCCGTATCTGATCACAACTCCCGATGGCCGCCGGATGACATCCTCCATGCTGCGCATTCGCTTTGACGAAGCACGGTCGGCCGCCGCCGGCGCGGCGCTGGAGGAACTCGACGAGACCCTGGCCACCGCGATTCGTCAGTTTCAGTTCCGAGACATCCGCCCGAAGGCAGCTTCTGAAATTGCTGACCTCGGCCGGGCATCCAGGCTGCTTGGACACACCGACAAGCGCATCACCGAGACCGTCTATCGTCGTGTCGGCGAGATCGTGGAGCCAACGAAGTAA